ATGTCCTACTCCGACCCTCGTATCTGCCACCACCAGCGCGTCACCCAATGGCTCGCCGCGATACGGCAGCATGCCGCTTGGCTGTACGCCGCGGATGAGCAGTACCTGTACCTGGTCGCCGAGGCCAACGAGCTCTACCAGTGCGGCGTCGTGGGATTGCAGGACCGGCACGATATGGTCACGGATGCACTTGGCATGTACTCATGGGCGATCGAGCACGGCATAACGCGCGAGACGCACTACTGCTCGGACTGCTGCTACGACGTGCTCGACGCCGGCAATGCCGTTGGGACGGTGGATAGCGAGGGGATCTACCACGGGCCCGCACCCGCACGACAGCGCCTGGGCTACATCAGCCGTGATCCACTGGATGGAATGACCTATCTGCGCCTGGGCCAGGCGCTTGAGCGTGCCGGCATTGTGCGCGGCCTCGTGATCGAACTCGACGCCGGCGGCATGCTGCTGCTCGTCGAGCAGATACCCGATGACTTCCGGCCATGGCGGTGGGATACCTGATCAAGCATCACCTTCAACGCTTGACGGCCGCCAATCTGTCAAGCATTATAGCTTTCAACTAGATTGCTTGAATCGCCGAGAGGCGAGTCAAACCGTAGCATCAGAGGACCAACAGGGAGCTACTTATGTCGCTTACAAAATTTGGTATCGCCGTCCGAGAGTATCGGCGCCAATTGGGGCTGACGCTCAGCACAATGGCTGCCTCGCTCAGCACCTCGCCTGCATTTCTAAGTGCCATGGAGACTGGTCGAAGCAAGATTCCAATGGAGTGGGTGGAAAAAATCTCTGAATATTTTGCCGTCAAGGGAATTTCAGTCAAAACCAGAGACCTCAAAGCGCTCGCGTGCGAAGACAACGAAAGCGTTTCTCTAGAGGGCCTGCCTCAACATCACAAAATGCTAATCGCAGGCTTCGCCAACTCCGACCTCACCCAAGAACAACTCGCCAACTTCGGCAAATTGCTCGCCGAAATCTACGAGGAGAAACCCAAAGATGACCGTTGAGGAATTGCCATACCGGATGAGGGGCCACAGGGTTCCCGAATTCTCCTCAGTTCAGATCGGAGCCATTGCGCAAAAAGTTTGCGATGTGCTCCGTCTGAGCCGGAGGTCATTCCGACCTGGAGCTGTGGAAAGCTTGGTCGCCACGCTCGAGCACTACAGGATCTACGTTGACCCAATTGAAGATGAGGAATGGCTCGACGCCACGAGAGCAACGGTCAATCCGCAGACGGGAATGATCTATATGCCCCTAAAGCTCTACAACGAGCTGTGCCGCGGGAAGCCAGAAGCCATCCGAATCTTCCTACATGAATTGGGGCACATCATCCTGTGCCACAAACCAATGCTTCATTTCTCGGAGGGCCCGAGTAAAAAGGAGTTCGATTCGGAGTGGCAGGCCGATCTTTTTGCGGACTCGGTGATCGAGCACCTCAACCTGCCAAGGTTTGACGGTCAGATGGAATTCAAGTTCTGACCACTTACGTTTGCGGCGTAAGCAGTCAGAACCTGGTGGTTGGCAACCCAACCAAAGAAGTACTCCACCCGCTTCTTGCAAATCGCAAGGAAGTATGATAGCGGAGGCTCCCTACGCAAGAGCCAAGTCTATACACATCTTTGCGGTTTGTCCAGAAAAGGCAAGTGGTGGCAACCCCTCGAAAGGAGATAGGTCATGACCTACACCGACGAACGGGGCACCTTCATCCTCCGCTGGACACGCCGCTTGAAAAACGGCCAGATCCAGCGCGCGGTGGGCAAGCCCTTCAAAATCTACATCAGCTGATGTAGTAGCCCCAAAAGGGAATGGCCATGCGGCCATTCCCTTCCCTTCTCCAGCAACCCCACTGTACGCTTAACATTGGGTTGTATATCAGCGCTCCGCTTCGTAAGCGGCGACGCCTGCGCCAACAGCGATCCATCCATCCGGCGAGTGCGCGGTGTCGCAGATGGATACCTCCACCGTCTGGCCTTCCTTGGGTTCGGCCGGCAGGATCGCCGCAGTGCGCCGCAGGTCGTTTGAAGACGGCGCGAACGTGCTTTCAGAGCAGTGGAATGCCCATATCCCGTGTTTGCCGGAACTGCCTATCTGCCTGTCGAGCTTCAGCGTCCACTTCCCCGCCAACCGAATCACCAGCATCACCGAGCTCCGTAGGAAAAGGCCGTAGTCTACAACTTCAGGGGCACACCATGTTCCCGCCAACAAGCTCACACGCTGGCCCACCATTCGCCGGGAAGTGAGTATTTCCAGCGCCTCGGTTGTACCTAGCCCCGTTGCTGTCCCAGCACCCACTGTCATCACAACTGGTAAGGACGCCTGGTGCTCCAGGTGCCGTCGGTGCTCGCCTTGCACTGCCACCGGCCGGCGCGGGTGTAGCAGGCATAGGAACTGAAACACCCGCGCACAACTGCGCGGCGGCGGCAAGCTGAGCAGAGGTCAGCCCTCCACGAGATCCGGGATAGGGCGTCGAGGCCTCTTTGCAAAGCCTTTTCCGCTCACGTTCTGCATCGTTGTCGCCCCCGACGACGTTGACTTGAACGCCAGACCGCGCCGAAGGCGCAACGCGATATGGCACCTCAGGTTGAGGCAACGGACTTCGGTACTGCGAGCTGTCGAGGGTGTTCGCGGGGGCGACATCAATGGCCGAGGACGAGTGACCGCCCGCGCAACCTTGATCCGAAAATGTGACCTTTCCAGCGGCATCGACGCATCGGTATACCTGAGCTGCCGAGGCTGAAGGGAAAGACAGCAAAGCGAGCACGGCAAGTGAGGCCGTTGCTCGATAGAAACCCTTGAGGTGCTGCATGACCAACTTCCTTTGGTTGAAGCTCCGTACGTATCAAGCGTACCAGCATCAGCCATGCAGCGCTGTGACGACACCTTATGGCGCTGCGGATTCCAGCGCCTTGATTCGGGTGGAAAGCGCTATAAATGCAGTTTGCAGATTCGGTGCTGCCGCCAGACCACTACCAGCGTCTTCGGCGATTGCATGGTTGTGGTTGCCAGCCGCTGCGGTAGTAGCGGTTGTACCGATCGCAAGGCTGGATGTTCCCGCGCCAATAGCCTCCCTTGCTGTTGCGGCATCAGCACCAGCCGCAATAACAGCCGGTTTCCCTGTCACATCCCCCCAGGCAGGCGCATAGTTTCCCGCTTTGGCGGTGGTTGCGGTAGTGCCCAACTGCAGATTAGAAGTGCCGGCCCCGATTGCTGCACGCCCGTCTTCCTCGTTGACGGCCGTCAGCAGAGATTTGCCGATGACAGAAGCGTCAGTGATGTCCTCCACCACGATGGTGACAGGGCCGGTGCCACCACCATCCGGCGTGCCCTTGACCAAAGCCTGGTAGACGGCCTTGTCATCGGGGTAAAGCAGGATAGGCGCACCGAGCGGCTGCCAGCCATCGGCGATGGCCTCGGTCATGAAGCGCTCGATCTGGTCGATAGGTGCCTTGAGCACCCGATATGCGGTGTAGGCCATGGTTTCCTCCCTACGGGGTCGGTTCTTGGGGAATCAACCGGGCGCGACACGAATTGTAGGCCGCGCTCAGGGTCTCGACTTCGCTCAGGGAGTCGTTAAAGCGTCGAGAATTTTCTTCCGGTAGTAGCCCGTAGGCCGAGGCGGCGTCTCCTGCACCAGCTTCGGCGGTGCCGGCTGCGTCACCTGTGGCGCCACCACTACAGCCCCCACCTGCGGCGGGGGCGATGCGCACGCGCACAGGGCGGTCGCGCAGCTCACCAGCAAGGCGAGCGATTTCAGCCTGAGCATCGTTGTCCTTCCTCTCTTGGTCGGCAGCGGCCTTATTGAGCGCTGCCTGTTTCATGTCGCGCTGCGCGGTCAGCTCGGCCAGCTTGGCCTCAGCCTTGGCGTTCTGCCGCTCCACCTGGTCGCTCAGCGACTTCAGGTTGGCGGTGGCGCCCTGGTACAGGTGCCGATAGGTCAGCGTGCTGGCCACCAGGCCAGCCAGCGCTATCGCAGCCAGAACGGCGCCCAACTCGCGGGCGGTCATTGCGGCACCTGCACGGCGATGCATTGCGCATGCCGCTCCTGCTGTCTGGTCCACACACCTTTGCAGCCCTTCGGCCCCCAGTTCTTCGGCAGAGAGCAGTCTCGGCCTGCCTGGTTGCGCCACTTCAGCAGGTCGTCGCACGCCTGCCGGTAGTTGCCGGCGAGCAAGTCGCGGCGCATCGAGCTACCGCGCCAGTTGGTGATGCCGAACTGGCCCGTGAAATCCAGGTACAGGTCATACTCTTCCTGGAACAGCTTCACGCCGGGCAGCGAGTCGCGGAACTGCTGTTCGTCCTTCGCCATCAGGCTGCGCGCCAGTTGTTCGCCGCGCTGGCGGGTGATCGGCGGATCGGTCAGCTTCACCGATTGGCCATTCTCGTAGCGGGTGGAGCCGTAACCGATGGTCGGAATGTCCCCCTTGGTCGGCACGTATGGTTTCGCGCTGAAATCCTCCGACTTCATCCAAGCGCCGAAGCCGGCCAGGCTGACGGTCAGCGCGGCAACCAGCACGCGGTTACGGCTGTTCGACATCGCAACGCCCCCGGATGGCCTCGATGCGGGCAGCGCTCTCGGCTGATTCGCGGCGGTCGCGGCGAACCTGGAAATAGATATTGGCCAGCAGACCGATGACGGCGACCAGCACGCCGATCAGCCCCACCCAGTTGATCTGCGCAAGCCAGCCCAACGCGCCCGCAAGGGCGCCAGCCAGCGTGGTCTTGTTGGCCACCGAAACGCCCACCACCTCTACCGCCATTCCGGCCCTCTCCGACATAACTCCATCCTCCAAAGGCCGGGGCATCACGCCCCGGCTTCTTGGGCAGGTAGTTTTCGGTACAGCCAGAGAACGGCAAATCCTTACAGGGGGTTCAGTCCAGCGTTGCGCGGGTGCGCTCCAGATCCTCTCGCATCTGCTGCCGCATCGCTTTCGGTGCGGTCTTCGCTATCCGTTCGTCCTTCGATAGCGACATTTCGCGGACTCGTCGCATGATGTCTGGCACTCGGATGGCCATTGGCTGGTCAGGGTTGCGCCGATTCCAATCGGCTATTGCTTGCCGCGCGCGCTCAACCTTGCCCTGGTCTTTCTCGAAGATGCCGGCCGCCCACATACTGCGAATTTCCTGGGCTTTCAAGTTGTAGAAGGCCTTTGCTTTCTGGTTGAGCATGTTGGCCCCTTGGATAGTGGCTACGCTGGCCGGCTGGAAGCCGATGGACTTCATAGCGGCCTCGAGCACGTTGGTGTCGAGCACCTTGTAGCCCTTGGCGTCCCTGTACATGCCAGTGGCCATCATATCCACGCCTTTGGCCGCATTTCGCACCGCGCCCGGCGACATCTCCAGGATACCGCTGCCGATATCACCTCCCAGCACCTTGCGAGTACCACTCGCTATTCGGCTGGCAAAGTCTCCCATCGGGCCAGCTATTTCCAGGACGTCTCGCGTATGGCTGGTCTTTTCAGTTAGCAGACCGGTTCCGGGTATCAGGTTCCCCATACCCAGCCGGCCCGATACATCGAGCGGAGCCCCAGGCAGCCCGGACACCCCGCGATCAATGAAGTCGGCAAGCACCCGACCGAACAGACTTTCAAGAAACTCCTGTTTGGCCTTCGCGGTAGAAAAGTTGTAGCCCATGAGTTGCGCCGCACCGTCGATCAGGTCTTCGGCGTCTTCGGCGAACGGCAAGCCACCGGCGCCCCCGACGAGCAGCAGCATACCGATCATCAGGGCAGCAGCCTTCCGACCGTCCTTGCGCTCCTGCGAACCAGGCTCACCCTGATTCCACAAGCGATGCATCAGCTCAAGATAGGCCACGCTGTACGTCTTGAAGGTCATCAAGGTGCCGCCGACGGCACCACGCCCCCAGCGCATTTTGCTGGCCTTGGAGTATACGAACTGCGTCTCGCGCACGGCCCGGCGTGCGAACTCGTCAGGATTGGCCATGTTCTGCGCTTTGGCGATGCGATACGACGCGATGTAGGTCATGCGGCGGTTGATCTGCTCTGCGGCGCCGAACAACTTGCCCCAGGCCATCGACAGGCGCGCCACGCTGTTGGACGCAAGTGCTCGAGCATCACCCAAGCGCGTCCCGTCCCCGGCGCGCAGCGAGCCGCTGCCGCGGGCCTGCGCCATCAACTGGTGGACCTCCTGCGGGGACACCACCCCATCATCCTCTGCGCGCTTTAATGCCCGGGCCAGGTCCGGTTCGAACTGATAGGAGCGCTGCGCCATCTGTCGTGCTGCCCGCCCCAGTTCCGCCGCAGCGCGCTTCACCCCGCAATACTGACTCAGCCAGGGAAAAGTCACTTGGACCGGCTGGGTCATGTTGACGAAGGCTGACGCGACGGACCCGCCGAGGTACTGCGCAAACAGCAGTCCGCGCACCGCCTGCCCCTCCTCTTGCGGGTTCTTGATGTAGTCGGCCAGCCGTACCGCGGCGTCCTTCAGTTCGCCCTGCGCCTGCGGGATGCCGTTCACAGCCTCGGAAAGGTCGCCCATGTGCAGACCGGCGGCGGTTTGCCGCGCATTGGAGTATACGAACGAGGCCAGTACCCGCCCTACGTCCTCGCTATAACCAGCGATGCCCTTTCGGTGAATAAGCCGGCGCATTGCGCTGCGGTTGGTCTTTGTCAGGCGCAGGTAGTCTTGGAAAGCCTGATCACGTGCGCTATCGCCCTGTGAGTCGAAACCGAGGGCGTTGCCGAACAGTTCCAGCGTTTCCGGTGTGATGCCGGCGAATAGCTTGTACGCTTCCTCGGACAGGGTGCCCTGGCTCACGGTGGCGCCAGGAAACGCGCCACGCATCTGCTCAGCCATTTGGTTGGCCTCGCGCTTCGTCTCGAACAGGCTGAAGTATTCACGCTGACCGTCCTGACCCACCACGTCCACTGTGTACTTGCCGAAGCGCGACAGCGGTGCATAGCCCTCGCCCTGCAACTGGGCGACCTTCTCGGCGCGATCCGTCATGCCGTGTGCCAGGTTCAGCAGGTTCGTGGCGCGTTCCGGCCATGCATCAGCCATCTGCGCCAGGTGGTCGCGCAGTATCGCGGCCCCCTCCTGCGCATCGGCCGCGTCCATCACCTGGTCGCGCAGTTCCTTCACATCCTCGCCGCCGAAGCGCAGCATGTCGGCGCGGGCCATGGTGTCCAGGCTACGGTCGGTGGCGGCGCGGAACTCGCGGTACAGCGCGACCTGAGCATCGTTGAGCTTCCATATGTCGCGCAGCTCAGCGTCGGTCCAGACGATGCCTGCCTTGAGCATCTGCGCCTCGTAGCGGCTGTCGATCATCTTGGCGAACTGCTCGGGGCTCAGGCCGCGCCAGGCGCGCAGCAGTCCCTCGGGAATCTTGCCCTGCTTCAGCAGGATGTCCGCCTTCTCGTCGGCCGTCAGACGCATGGCGCGCTCAGCCAGCGAATCGACGCGCACCGGCTTGCCGTCCACGTCGCGCGCCCACATCAGCGTGCCCTCGAATACCGGCTTGGCCACCGCCTTGTTGTCCTCAGCGCCCACCGGGGACTTTGCAATGTCGCGCCAGGTTTCCAGCTTCGGCAGCAGTTTCGGCGCCAGATCAGCCGCATCGCTGGCGTAATAGCTCACGTCATCGATAAATCCTTGCGCCGACTCGAAGACCGGCTTGAATGCCGGGGAACGCTCTGCGAGGTTGTACATGGTGCCGATGGTCTTGTGCCACCAGGACAGGCCTCCCGGAGCGCTGAAGGTCTTGTTCAGTTCGGCGGTAGCCTTGCTGGTGAGTTCGCGCAGACCGGAGCGACTGAACTGCGGACCTTCGGGTTCATTCAGGCTTGCGGTCAGCAGCCGCTGGAGTACACTGGCTACGTCTCCTGAACTGGACGAGCCGGAAGGCTGCGCTGCCATCATGGCATCAGCACCGGATACTCGACGGTTCAGGAGATATTCTTTTGTGGCCACCGAATGCAGATACATGCGCTGCATGTTCGGATCGCGGCGCACCAACACAGTCACGATGTCATCCTTATCGTCGATCACCACCGGCGCCGACACGTAGAAACTCTCCCCCTTCTCATAGTCCGCGCGGTGAACCACCACACCTCGCTCCAGCACGTCCTTGACGGCCGCGAACGCCGAGAACTTGTATGGGTTGGCCTTGCCATGCGCCATCGAGTCGCGCACAGCGCGCATATCCAGCACCACGTCGCCCAGGTCCGGGTTCACTGCCTTGCCACCTTGAGACTCGAATAGCTTCGCCGCCCACTCGCGAACCGCAGCGAAGCCCTGTGGTGCTTCATTTCCCTCCAGGATGGCCACCGGCGGGCCTTGCAGCACGCGCGCCTTTCGCATGTCGTCCTGGCTCATGGCTAGGCCGTCGCCCCTTACCCGGCCTTCGGCGGCGCTTTCCACGCCAGCCATCGCATATCGCACCAGATCGTCCACGCTGATACGGCCAACCGGCAGACCGTGGCGCAGCATCCACTGACGGATGTTGGCCAGGAACCTACGCAGGAAGTCACCCACCTGCTTGCCCAGCGCACTGTCTACCCAGGACAGGAACCGGCTATCAGCCTCGGCGAACCCCTGCTCTCGCCCTTCAATAACAGCCTGCTCCACGATATACGGAGCGGCCTCCTTCATGTTGCGGCTCTCGCCGGCCTCGATCATGCGGCTGGCCACACGGTCCAGGAAGGTGCGCAGTTCGGCGCTCCGCACGTTGCCGCGATTCATCAGCATGGCGTGGGCAGCCTGGTCGAGATTCTGCCGCTGCTGGCCGTGAACCATTTCGTGAAGCACCACGGCCGGTGCGGTTACCGGATTCAGGTTCGGGCCGACCAGAAAAGTTAGACCTGATCTGGCATCGTAGAAGCCATTGATGCGCCCGCCATCCTCAAACAGTTGAACGGCATCGCTCAGTGCGGTACCGGATTTCCGCGCGTAGGTGTGCGCGATGCGCAACGGGTCGGCGCTGTCGATCACCACCAAGCCGCCCCGTTGTCCTTCCTTGCCGCGCTTCAGCATCTTGCGCACAGCCTGGCCCAGGGCTGGGAACTGCAGGTCGAAAGCACGAACCAGGCTTTGCGAGGTCATCGGCGGACGCCCCGTCAGGTTCTGCGGCAACGGGCCATTCTCGATGTCGCGGCCATTGAACGACACCAGCACCTGACTTGCAGGGATGTCCGCCGACTCATCGGGTGCGATGTCCCGGCGCAGGCGCGGCGTCATTTTCAGCCGAGCCTGCGTGTTGCGCGCCTCCACCTCTCCAGCCAAACGACGATAGGTCGCCGCACCAGTCTTGTCGAAGTTGCTGACGAAAGCCCTGGCCGAGCCACCCATGGCGAAACCTTCCCGGATCTGTATCGCATGCTGGAGTTCGTGCAGGATCGCCGAGGCAACCTCGGTGCGCGGCATGTTCGCCTGAACCTCAACTTGGTTACCCGTGGCGAACCGACGTAGGCGAGCCAGCGCAGTGATGCCCTCTGGCATCACTGCCACCGGGATACGCTGCAGGTCAGGATATGCAGCGAACAGTTGAGGATGGTTGAGCACATCGCCGACGGTCGGTCGACTGCGCTCGTCGTTGATGGCATTGAGGTGGGCCATATTGATGATGGCGCCAGCAGTCTCACCGGCCACGGCGATGCTGGCCTGATGATCGCTGATTTCGAAGCGCCACTTGCCATCAGCGCTACGGTGCCAACCGGTATCTCGGCGAACGGCCTCGGCGTTTTCGCCAATGGCGATGCGCTGCTGTGCGGTGCTCAGGGCATGCAGGTTGGCGCCGACGGCATTGCGGCCGGCGAACGAGTACTGCACGGGCGGTTGTTCGCCGGGCTGCGGCGCTGCCGACTCTTCGGCTGCCGGCTTGTCAATCACCACCATGCGCGCGTTCACGCCGGTATTGACGGGTAGCGCCGGGTCCATAAACGAACCTTCCGGCAGCCGTTCACTGGTGGCACCCAGGCCGTCCAGCCAGGCCCGGAAGTTCTCGGCGGCCTTGTTGCTCTGGAAGAAGGCGCCTTCGCCCATGATGGCAACCAGGCGGCCGCCGGGCTTCAGCAGGCTGTAGGCGTGCTGTACGTGCTGGATGTCGCGCCCCTTGGAGAACGGCGGGTTCATCACGATACGGTCGTACTGCTTGCCGGACACCTCCATGAAGTCGGAGCCGACCAGGTTGTAGCCCTTGGCCTCCAGCAACTCGCGGCGTTCGCTGGAAAGCTCCACCACATCGGGCTCTACGCCGGTCTGCTCGCGGATCGCGTCGGCCATATGGCCCATGCCGGCGGAAGGCTCCAGCACGTCCATGCCTTCCTGGATGTCGGCGGCGTCGACGGCTTCCTCGGTGACGGCGGCCGAAGTCGGGAAGAAGTCCAGTCCGTCATTTCGACGGCCGATCATGGACCGTTCCATTTCCCTGATCTTGTCGGGCTCGGCGGGCGCCTCGCGCAGCGCTACGAACTCGCGCAGTGCAGAGCGGTACTCGCTGCCGGTGAGGATGCCCATGCTCTCCAGGCGCTTGCGCTTTTCGTGCGCGCTCTCCAGCGCCCACGGAACGGTGATCTTGCTGCCACTGCGCCGGCCGAGGGCCTGCACCAGTTCGCCGCCGAACTCGCCGGACAGCGTTATGCGCTTGTCGCCGTCGCCCTGCCAGAGGCCCAGCTTCATGGCTTCGCTGGGGGCCATGACGATGCGGTTCTGCCCGCGTTTCACCGGAAGCACGATGGCCTTGCCGGTGAGGCCGGAGCGGCGAATGGCACGCTCGGCATCCTCGCGACTCTTGAAGTCGGCGAACTGGTCACCGCGGGTGAAGCGGCTGACGGACAGAAGATTCTGCTTGGCCCAGTCCGTGTAGGCCTCGGTCACATCGTCGGCGACCTTCTCCAGGCGCGCGGCCAATTTCTTCAGGCCGTCCACATCCGCCATCTGGCGCGCCAGGCTCGCTAGGTCGGAGCGCATGGCGGTGTAGCTGGGGAAGGTGGAGTAGTCCACCGTCTCGGCGTCCACCGGCTCGCCGCGGTGTTTCTCCTGCTCGCCGTAAGTCGGGTACTTCGCACGAATCTGCGCGTCCTTCGCATTGCGCAGTTCCCGCGCCAGGAACTCCACTTGCACTTTCTGCCGCACGGTGTCCAGGAACTTGGCCTTGCCGCCCTCGATGGCATCGGCCAGGTTGTTCATGGTGGCGGCCAGTGCCTTGTCGGACCGCGCAGAGGCCTCAGCGCGGGCGGCCATCCGCGCACGGCGCTCGGTGTTCTGCTTGCGCTCGCGATTCAGCGCTTCATCGGCCCGCTCGTTGAGGGCCTGAGCCATGGTGCGCAGTCGCTCGGCGGCGCCCTGACTGCGGTCATCCTCGAAGGCGTCGCGGCGCGCTTCTGCAACGGCCTGCGCGTCGGCGGTGTCGCCTGTCACCAGCTTACGGAATGCTTCGGCCGCCTCGCGGGTGCGGAACTGGAAGCCGGGGACGGCGCCATTCCCACGATAACTGCTGTAGCTGCCGCCCAGCCGCTTCGCCGAATTGTTCAGGGTGTCGTAGTCCTCACGGCTGACGCGCTCGGCCAGTTGGACCACGAACAGGTCATGCCCGTGCTTGGTGTGCTTCGTCTCGATGATGTCGCCGGCCGTAGTCTGCCCGGCGCTGGCTACGCGGGTCTTGGCCTGTGCCTTGGCCTGCTCACGCAGGGCCTTGGTGCTCTCAGCCTCCAGTTCGTCGTAGCGAATACGCTGTTCCGGCGTCAGGCGCATGAACGCCTCCCGCAGGGACTCCCCGTGCGTCTCCATGTTGTAGCTCACTGCCTGGCGGAACTCGGCGAGGGTCTGCGGGTTGGCGACAGCCTTCTGCTGCGCTGCCCGGCGGGCCTGGATTTCCTGCTGCGCCTCGGCGACCTCGGCGGCGTGCGCCTTGATGTCGTCGTCGGTGGTGTTCGCCACCAGCTCGGCCAGCGCGCTGGCCTTGGCCTGGCGGTGCGCTTCGAGGCCAGCAGCCGACATCACGTAGCTGCTCGGGCCGTAGCTGCGGCCCAGCGCAAATTCCTCCAACACGCGACCGGCCAGGGCATCGACAATCGCTGCCTTCTTCTCGTTGCGGTAGCGGTGGAAGAAGCTGTAGCCGCCTGACTTCAGCAGTTCATCCTTCTTCATAGTGCCCAGCTCGGCCACCAGGGCGTCGCGGGCGTTCTGCGTACGCTCGAATGCCTGGCGGAACTCGTCGGCGGTCGCCTCCCCACTGCGCGCGCGCTGCATGAGGGCTACATGCTCATCGAGCGTCGGGGTTTTCGAATCGCTGGGCTGCGCGGGATCGGGCTTGGGTGCCTCTGCCGGTTCGGACTGGGGCCGGGCTGCATCCTCGGCACGCACGAAATCGACCAGTTCACGCACGCGGCGTTTCGACTCCGGCACGCTCATGCCGCGCTCACGGAACAGCGTCGCTAGGTCGAACTTGTCGCTCGTCAGCACGCTGCCATCGGTCGGCGTCAACTTAATGCTGGTCGGGTAGCCATCCTTGCCGAAGTTCACCCCGGCAAGGTGCGCGGTCTTGGTGATCGCCACCGGCTCGCTGCCCTTCTTCCAGGACAGAATCCTGCGCATCAGGCTGCGGTCCCCGTCTTCCTTGCGCTGCGCCTTGTCGGCACGGGCCTGCTCGGCGGCCTGGCGATCTGCCGCCTTTTCCTCGTCGGTACGGGCGTCCAGTGCCGCCTGGCGCACGCGATCCTGATTGGACTTCTGCCAGGCCACGAATGTGTCGATGGCGCGGTCGTAGGCGCTGTTGCGCCTGTCCGCCTGCTTGCTGTTCAGTCCAGAACGCCCGACAACATAGCCGCTGTAGGTGCCGGCGCGCACGTTCATCAGGCGCCGGTACTGGGCCAGGTAATCGGCCCGCAATTCTCGTGTGGCTTGCTCCACGGCCGCCTGCTGAGCATCGGTGCGTGCCACGACAGCGCCCGCGTCGCGGGCCACGTCGATGTAGGTCTGGAACTCATCCGCATCGGACTTCGCTCGCTGGCTGCTGCTGTTCGAGATACCGGAGTAGCTGGCTGCGGCTTCCTTCAAGGGGAACTCATCGGCGGTTGGCGCCCCCTGTGTTGCGATACGGCCGGCCGGGCCGCGCTTCATGTCGCGCGCATCCGGCGCCGTCATGTGAGTGCGCTCGCTCTCGCCCGGGACATCCACCCAGGTGTCGCCTTCCTTGCGTACACTGCGCACCGTGACGGTCCAGCTTCCCGATTCGGTCGGGTTGTAGCTGATAACCCTGTCGTAGTTGGCGCCGTAACCTCGCACCACGTTGCCGGGGGTGAAGTATTCGGCGCGGGCCTGGGCCTCGGCCTGTAACCTCTTTGCCAGCACGCCGCGCGGCTTCTTCTTAGGCACATCAGGAGCTGCTGGCTCAGGCTTGGGCCTCACCTGCTTCGCTTCAACCGTGGCGCCCTGCCCGCTGCTGGCATCGGTGGTGGAACTGGGAAATTCGTGGGCCAGTTTCACCAGGTCGCGGATGGGGGCATCCAGGCGGATCACCTTCACCTCTTCGCCGTTGTCGCGGGCCGCCATCCACTGGTGATGGCCGTCCAGCACATGGCCGTCACGCGACACCAGAATGGAGCGGTTGCCACCTTCGAAGCCCTTGGCCTTCGCCACCTTATCCCGGCTGAACTCCGCCTGCGTCGGTTTGAGGGTATCTGCGGGAACTGTCTCTTCCTGATGCTGCACGCCACGAGCGCTCAGGAAGTTCACCATCGCGCCGCGGTGCTCGGCCTTGATCTGCGGCATGTCGGCGCGAGGGATACCCGCGGTGCCCGATTCCTTGCTGAACTCCGCCCAGCCTTCGCCGATGTCCTTGCCTTCGATGCTCGGGGCCTTCTGCGCGGCCTGCTCGGACGGCATCACCAGCGTGCCGCCGAACTGCGCCATGTCCGCGTCGGTGCGGGTCTTGCCCTTCTGGAACCACGCACCGCGCCCGGTCCATTCATTGGTGCCGGTCTTTTCCCAGTACAGGCCCTTCTCCGGCGCGTGCTCACTCGGGCGGCGGCGGGTGCCGATGGCCTCGCCGGACAGTTCCTGCTCGAGCTTCGCCTTGGATGCCTGCTGGCCAAGATCCAAGGTGCGCTTGGTTTCGCGCGCCTGGAGCTGGCGCATTTCGGTGTCCAGCGGGCGCATGGCATTGGTCAAGCGCTCCACTTCGGAAGTGTTGCCGCCCTCGCGCGCCGCCTTCAACTGCGGAACCATGGCATTGAACTGCTGCGCCAGGTCGGCGTAGCGTGCTTGATCGGCGGCGGGTGCGGCGGTCTGCTGGACCGGCTCGGCCTTCGGCGCTTGCGCCTTGTCCTGGCGCACCTTGGCGATGGCGTCTTTCAGGTTGGACGGCTTCGCGGCCTCTATCGCAGGCGCAGACGCGGCCGGTACGGATTCCGCTGCCGGCGCCGGCGATGCAACCGGTTGTGCGGCTTGCGCCTGCTGCGTGTCAGCCTTGCCTTGGGCCTGCTGGATGTCGTCCTGCACACCGATTGGCGTCGGGGCTTGCTGCTGCGCCGCCTGGTCCAGGGCGAAGCCGCGAGCACGGGCGGCTAGCTCCACCCGGCCAGCGGCGTTCTGGTGGCGCTGCTCATCCTGCTGATCCTCGGCGAGGATCGCGGCAATTTCATCGGGGCTCTGCGCGGCCTCGATACGCTTCACGCGCTCACCGACGCGCTGCATGTAGCCGGCATCCGGCGGTGGCGCGAGCTTGTCCAGTTCTTCCTGCAAGCGATCGCGCTCGGCGATTTTCTTCGCGTCCCATCCGGTGGCACGGGCTTGCCGGCGTACAAATTCCAGGCGGCCCTGCAGATCGGTGACAGGATCGGATGCCAGCAGATCACCCTGCTCCGCTGTAATCTCACCGGTTTCCGGGTTGACCTGATCACCTTTCCTGCCGCTCTTCTGCGCCTCCTCGGCTGCCTGCTGGAGCGCGGCTTGTTGCACCATCTGGTCAGTTGCGCCACTGTCCACGGCCTGCGCAGCAGCACCAGACAGTGGCCCAGCAGCCGGGTCCAGACCCATCTGCTCGGAGCGCTTTGGGGCCGCCGGGACCGGAGTCACATCGGTGACTTCACCTCGACGGATTCGGTCCAGACGTTCAGCCTCTTGCTGACGCTGTGCCTGGGTAGCGGAGTTCTGGTCGACCGTGGTCCGGACCTGGCCGTCAGAACCAGCCTCATACACTGGAGCTGGGAGTGCCAGTGGCGCAGTCGTCTCAGTCTGCCCCTCAAGGCCCGGGGTACTCTCGAAGGTAGCGTCCGCATCCGCCAGGCCACGGGACGCTGCCGGCTGACCGCCATGCAGAACCGCCGCCGGCCCACCCATGGCCATCCCGGCCAGCGTTCCCATTACCATCGCTTCATCCAGGCCGCTGGCCCAGTCCCGTCCCAGCGCCAGGTTTTGCAGAACCTGCTCAGATGCGGACTGTGGCAGTTCCTCAAGGAAGCCCTCGGAGATTGCGCCCTCTATCACCTTCCGCGGAATGCTCTTCGCCGGCATGGACGCCAGCTCGCTGACCAGTTGTCCTGGGTTGGCACCACCAGCGAGGAGGGTATCCGCATCACCGATACCCAGTTTCTTGGCCAAGCTACCGCCGGCAAGGGAAAACAGACTTCCCAACACACCAGTGGCCACCGCAGCTCCCGACTGCGCCGGAGTGAGCAAGCCGTCATCAGTTTCTTGGCGGATCTGCTCTGCTTGCTGACCAGCCATAACCGCCCCTTCGCCAGCCGCGCCGGCTGCCACAGGTGCCAACGCTGGAGCCAGCGCCCGAACGCCACGACCGACCGCGCCCCCCGCCAACATGGAAGGCAAAGACTCCGCTACGGTGTTCACGACCATCGACGGGTTCTGTACAGCATGCAGCGTCTTGTCTACGACGCCATCAGCATCCTGAAAGTCCTGCTGTTGCTGTTTGTACTGATCGGTGTGCAGATCACTCAGGAAATCCTTCGCCTCCCGGGGCCGGAAGCCGAGCATGCCGTCCTGGTTCTCGAGGAACTTACCTACGCGGCCCTCTGTTGGGATATCAGCGAGGCCAACAGCCGCTTCCGGAACCCCAATCACCCCCTTGGCCACGGATAGGCCAAGGTCGCGCGCATGCCCGATCAGGCCTCTTCCCTCCTCCTTCGTCTCGCCACCGAACTCCTCCCACGGCTTCTCGCCACCAGTTACTGGCTGTTGAGACGCGAACTCTTCCCATGGCTTGCTGGTATCGGCCATTACACCTTCTCCCAATTATTCTGGTCGGCAGGGTTCCCTCCCTTGAACCGGTATCCACTTCGCACCTCACCAGTTCGCGGAGCGACGGGTTGCGCCGACTGCGTTTGCTGGTCGATAAATTGGCCGGTCTGGTTGTTGAGTACTCGTGCAGGGCGCGTCAGAAGTTGCATAGACTGCGGGTCGTACTCCTGGCCGCCAGGTACCACGGTGAAGCGATTCGGAGCGTCCTTACCGGCAAGCACACGAATCTGTTCGGCGATCGCGGCGCGGTCTTCGGGAGCAGCCTTGTCGTACTGCTCGTACAGCTTCTCGATGCGCTGGGCGGCGCGGGTTTGGAAACCCCTGGCCTCTTGCTCACCAGCCAGGCGTTGGCGATTGAGTTCGTTGGAGGCGAGGAAGCGCGCGCCCTGCCCCATTTCTTGTAGAGCCGCGCGCTGATTGGCGCCCTGCTGCTGCACCTGCTCTCGCGCCAAGGCCGTGTCGTTATTCGCCCGAGTGCTCGCCAAGGACGTAGCATTGCGGTCATCGCTCTGCTGGAGCCCGAACAGGTTGTCGATCTGGCGAGCAGTTAACTGCCCGTTCGGCGAACCGCGATAAGGTGTTGAGGCTGCATTCAAGGCGGCCTGGCGAACGCTATCGGCCCGAGAGCTATCGGGAACCACGGTTACTCGAGGCGCGCCGGAGTTACCGGCGTTGTACTGAGCCAACGCCTCCGAGGTCATCGGCGGCATCTGAGGGACAGAATTCGGACTGAAACCCCTGCCCACATCAGGCGTTCGGGCCAGCAAGTTCTCCACTGCGCGCTGGTTTTGAGCACTCCGCTGACCACCTGGGGTGAACCCGGCAGCTTGAGCTTCCCCATTAACGGTGTAGCCCGGGCGGATTGTTGTGCCAGAGAAGCTGTTGCCCACCCGCGTCACGTTGTTGGGCAGGTCCGAGCCACCGGCGCTTGGCATAGCGGCTCCAGTATTCGCCGCCGACTCCAGCGCTCCGGTTGGCGCACCAGCAGCCGGCAACACCTGGCCTCGCCCGGACGCAGCACTGGAACTTGGCGCCGCTGCACCCTGGGCCGCTTGCTGACCACGAAGCGCCGGCGGAGTGTCATTCCATCCGAATAGCCCTTTACCGAAGTTGACCACCGGTTCCGCCAATCGACCGACATCCTCTCCAGCATCAGCGAATGCTGCGGGAACCGCCGCAAGCGCCCCACGCACGCCAGTCCCGAAGCCGCGGGCATACTCACCCGATGCCCACTGCTGCGCTACGTCGTCACCCGTCCCGCGGAGAACCGAGTCGGTTCGCCAGCCTGGCCCCTCGGTACGGTACTGCGGAGTGAAACCAGCCGCTTTAGATCGATCAGGGCCCGTCACCGGTCGATCAAACTGAGCCTGCATCCTTGCAGCTCTGGCCGGGTCATTACCTTGTCGCGAGGGCGAGAAGCCTTGCGCCGACGGCGCATCTGGCAGCGCGCCAGATTGCGCCACAGCCTGTTGTTGCCGGGCTGCATCCGAACGTGCCTGGGCGTTGGCGGTATAGAGGTTGTCGCTGTAGCCTGGTGCCACTCCCGGCTGGAGATTCGCGGCATCCGCAGTGCGCTGGCGATGCACAGCCATCGCTTGCCGTTCAGCATCGATATTGGCCTGCGCCTTTGCCATGGTGGGGTCTGCACTGTAGCCGCTGGTAGCTACGGGAGACGATGCCTCCGGCACAACGCCAGCGGCACGCTGGGCGGCGGGCGTGTTGGTGATGTCGAAACGGGTCTGCTTTTTGCGCTCTTCATCGACAACCCCGCCGTCGGCGAAGAACAATTCCGGCTTCTCGGCGCCATTCTCTCCCCTTTTACGCGGAGAGAACCCTTTTGCCTGCTGGGCTACCGGCACATGAGTGGCATTCTTCACAGCGTCCAGCGCCTGCACGCCAACGGCATGAACCTGCTCGGGAGGCATCTGGTACTCGCCGTTGCTCAGGCTGACCGGGACCGGCGCTCCCATACCCTGCAACGCCGCTTCCCCAATCTGCTCGGTCGAATCGGCCGGCATGATGTAGCTGCCCGCGGGCACCTCGGTGTCGATGTCGTCGGAGGTGCCAGTGCCTGGACCACGCACCCGCCCACCATCTGCAAATCGTTGCTTGGGCTTGGCGCCCTTCTTGAATCCGTACATGGGATGCCTCTAAAACGGCTTGGATACAGATTCAATCTTGCTGCTCGTCTCATTTTTGGACGAACCCTACAGGGGGCTATGGCGTATCCACTTTCCGCCAATGAACCAAAAGCTATATATTCCGGGCGCACAACCGGAGAAAAGTACTTGTGAGAAATTTATTGTTCCTACTGACAATTATCTCCACCTCTTCAATAGCAGGAGACTATGCAACATGCATTTTGGACAAAATGCCAGAAGTGCAAAACGATCAGGCTGCCCGGGTGGTGATAAGTCTTTGCGCAGGCCAATACCCAAATGCACTCTTAGAGGTCGAACAAGGGTCTGGGAGAGGATTATTTGGCTACAAGTCAGGCAGAGATTGCATGATGGCAATAGGAAAGGAGACACCGAGCAACTTAGCTGGCCGCATGATATTCATTGCATGCAGCAAGCTGTATGACGAAGAAAAAAAACCTTGGGAAGAATATCAAAATCTTCAAAAAGACAACCAGCCTTAAAATACGAAACTTCCATGTCCCGTGACCCGCAGAATCAATAGTTATAATTATAAGAAGTCGAAGTTGTTTCGGATTTTGTTTCACCTGTACTAGCACTTCCTGAGCCACTGATGCTGGCCGATACATGTGCCGCCGACATAGCGCCGGCCGCGAGCTGGGCGGTGTACTGCCCCAAGGCCTTGGCTGCCTCCAGGGCGATCTGCGCCTGCTGTACGGCATTCTGCATCTTCGCGGTGTACTCGCTGATCTGCATTTCCGCGTATGCGATGTTGGTCCGGCTGTTCATGTCGGCAAAGCGCGATTGCATCTCGGCGTCGGCCACGTTGGCACTGGCCGCTGCGCGCCAGGCTTCTACCTGGGCCTGGAACACCGACGTGTTGTACTGCACCTCGCTCAGGTTGGCCTGCAGGGTGGCCTTGTAGGCGTCCACGTCCGCCAAGAACTTCGACACCTTGGTGCGCGCCGCCTCCATCTTGATCTGCGCACCCTTGACCTTGACATCGGCCTTGTTCGCCAGCCCCTGGATGGTCGAAGCGTAGGCGCGGGCCTGCGCGTCAAGCACGTCCGCCTTGGCCGACTCGCCCTTGACGCGGGCCTCGTAGGCGTCGAACTTGACCTTCTCGGCGCCGATCTGCTCGGCATACGCCTGCACGTCCGCGCGGTAGGCGTCGAACTGATTCTTGATCGTCTCGGCGCGTACGGAAGCGCCCTGCATTAGCGCCTTGTAGACCTCGACGCTCGACTGTACGGCGTCCAGTTTGGCCTTGAACACCTCGACGCGCTGCTGGTTGATCTGCCCCAGCGCCACCTGGCCCTCCACGGCGGTCTTGTAGGCAGTCAGCTTGGAGATAGCCGCATCCAGCTTGGTGCGGTAGACCTGCGCCAGCGTCTCGAAGGCCGCGTTCTGCGCGTTGAACAGACTGATCTGCGCGTTGAACACGTTGATCTGGCTTTCCGCGTGGAAGCGGGCGACCTCGAACAGGCGCTGCGCCATGTTCTGGTGCATGTTCTCGGTCAACTGCTCGAGGGCCAGGCCCTGCTGCACGGCGAAGCGCAGGTTCTCGATTTCCCAGGTGGCCGCTTGCACCAGGATGTCGCGGTTCAGCTCGGCCGCCTTCAGCCGGCCTTGCTCGCGCACCACATCTACCTGCCTGGCGAGCATCCCCGGCGGCATGGAGAAATTGCGGGCGGCCCAAGTATCGACCGCCTCCTGCACGGCGCGGGTGGTTTCGCCACTATCGCGTTCGCGGACACGGGCGAACAGCGCCTGCTCGATGGGCGCCGGCAGTCCGGTGCCGCCCGCCATCAGTTCCTTGATCTTCGCTTGCAACTCGTCCAGCACCTCGGACTGGTACTCCGGCTCCAACCAGTTGATGAAGACATTGGGCACCGTGATCCCGCTCGCGTCCGGCGGCGTGGCGTCGAATGTGGGCAACTCGGGGAACACGAATTCCGGCAGTCGGATCTGTTCCAGCGCTTCCATGTCCGGCATGGCGATCTGCGGCGCATCGGGAATCTCCACCGTGGTGTCGATGTCCGGGCGTTCGGGCACCGGGATGGCCGTCATGCTCGGCGCGTCCGGGATGTTGATCGGAATCATTGTCGGCGCGTCGGGTAGGTCGTCCATGTCGCCCACGTCCAGGTCGGCCAGCAGGTCGTCGATGTTCAAGCCCCCAGGGGCTTCCGGCTTGACCAGCGACGAAGGGTTATAGGTCGGCTGCTCGCCGAGGTTGACGGGCGGCGGCGAAGCGATAGGCGCATCCGGTCGCGTCGGCGCCGGCACGTCAGCCACCGTGATGTCGCCGATCTTCGCCAGCGCGGCAGACAGCTCTGCGCTGTACTTGCTGCCCAGCGCCTCAAGGTCATTCATCTTGTCCGTAACGGTGTCCACCGCAACGCCAAGGATGCTATCCGGTGCGATACCCATTCACACTCTCCTGTTGGTCGGCGCCGATTCGACGCTCAGGTCATTGATATAGCCGTGCCGGCCGGTTAGGCGCAGCGTGAAGGTGAAGTGCCTGCCGCGCAGGCCCCGGCCGAACTTGAAGCGCCCATTGGTCAACTCGTCTGCAGGCTCGCTCTCCAGCGGGTAGCTGTAGGTCGCTGCGCTGCCGCTTTGCGTGGTGGTCACGTCCATGGCCACCGTGCCATCAGCATCCAGTGCATACTCCAGATAGGCGCTATGCGGATGCACCAACGCGCCCTGGCCGATGTCCAGTTTCCCGGTCGCGATTCTGCCGGCCACCGGCTGGCTGTCACCGTCCAGCGCATAAACGCCGTCATCGGCGATGCCGTACAGCCGACCGTCGATCACAGCAAGCGACCGGAAGGTATACGGCGCGTAGCGGCTCATCGCCCAACTATCGACGTTTGCGGTCCAAGCCTGGCCGCCGTCCTGATCGCCCCCCACGGTGATGTCCTCGATCACCACGGCATCCGATACCAGGTCGCGCGCCGCCAGATGGTCCAGCACCAGCGCGGCAATGGATGCCCCGTCCACCAGCAGCGCCTGCACGGCCTGATGCGCGTCCACCACCTCGTCGGCGAGGGACGCCCCATCCACCAGCAGTACGCGACCGTGCAGCGCCCCAGTTGCCTGATCGCTGACGGTGGCGGCGTCCTCGACCAGGACGCTGGCGGCCTGGCCAGTGCTGTCGCTGATGCGCGCGGCATCCAGCACCAGGGTGAACGCATGACGGGTGCCGAATGCTTCGTCGGCCACTGTGGCACCGTCCACCGTCAGGCCGCGCACGCGATCCAGCACCCCATCCGACACCAGGGCGTCATCGACGTGCAGGACACGAAGGGTGCCGGTGACGCGATCCGCCGCGGTGGCCGTATCGACCACCAGCACCCTGGCGCGGAGCTGGTCGCTCGCCACGTCGCTGATGGTTGCCTGATCTACCAGCAGGTGCGCCGGTCGGTCGATAGCCTCATCCGACACCGCCACCGAATCGGTGTGCAGCACCAGCAACCCGTACAGCACCGTCTCGCTGATGCGCGCGGTGCCTTCGCTGACGGCCGACAACCCCAGCCAGGTCGTGTCGCTGATTACCGCCGTGTCGTTGGAGTCGTCGCGGTAGTCACTCATTGATAACCCCTATGAAGTGGTGGGCCGCCTTGTGATCGGCGAGCGCGGTATGCCCCCAGCGGCGGCGCAGTCCATCCTGGCCCGTCTCGTAGATGCTGGCGTACCGGGCGTCGCCGATGGCGACATGCACGGCGTCGCGGTAGAAGTAAAAGTCGTTCTCGGGCGAGAAGCCCCAGTACCACGAGTGCGGCATGTCCTTATTGACCTGAACAGCGCCGGCCACGGACAGGCACACACTCAGGCGCCCGCTACTCTCGTTGGGGTACTGGGTGTCCTTCCGGTACGGATCGAAGCCTGGCGCCTCGCCGCCGATAATGACGCCGTTGGCGTTGTGGACGGAGTTGCGGTAGGTGTACGGCCCACAGATGCCCGTGACATCCAAAAAACCGCCAGGTGGCAGGTTCAGCCAGTTGCCGCTTTCGGCGAAGTCGCTGATTTCGGTTGGGCTGTAGACCAGCGTGTCGACATAGACCGGCACCCCATCCTTGGATGGCGGGTCACCCCGGTTCCCGTTCCGCGTCTGCCCCATCCAGTGCCAGATGTCGTCGTAGCACCAGAGTTCGTAGGACGTGGGATCAGGCACAGAGCCCTGCGTCGTTTCCTCGTGGGAACTGCGTCCCCCGGTATGGTCCTGGTAGGCGTAGAGCATGCAATCGCGCTCGAACACCGGCACCAGCGCCGCCACGTCCAGGGTAAACGTCTCGGTAGTGTCTACCGTGGTGCGGTGCATGTAATACCTGGACCGGCTCACGCCGCCGACGCACCAAAGTGTCGGCGGAGTGGAGTAAGCCGGGTTGCCGTAGCCCATGTCGGTGCCAACGATGTTGGTATGGACCGTTACCGCCGGCTGCTCCTGCCGATCGTCGAAGTCGGTCGTGTAGAAGAACCCCATCAGCCCGCTAAGGCCGAAGGTCTCGGTCTTCTCCCACTGGCCGACGATCATGTACTGCTCGAACGTACTTGTCGTTTCCTGCTGGAACTTGCGTTCGTCGTAGAAATACTTGATGACACGCAATTGGTCCTCGACATAGCAGCCGAAGACTATGGTGTCGCACTTCACTGCGCCGCCGGAATAGTCGGGCGAGATGTGCGGGAAGGACTCGCACCCCAGCCCCGTCAGTTCGGGGAACTTCAGGCGGGTGCAGGACTTCAAGACCTTGGACGGCCAGTAGAAAGGGCCACTGGCGACGCGCGACACGCGGCCCTGGTGGGTGGCGATGGGAGGTAGTTCCAGGCTGTCCCAGTAGTCCAGATCCGGGCCGCTGGCCGAAGAGGCGCGCGAGAGAATCTCACCAGCCGGCACCCGCCGAATCTTATACTTGATGGCCAGTTCTCTGGCGGAGCCATCGGTCAGCGCGCCATAGACCTGGGCCAGGTAGGCGTTGAGTTTCGCTGCATCGTCTGGATCATCGAAATTCCAGGTGTTCTTCAGTCGCCCCTGGTTCTCCGCCGGGGCCAGCGACAGACTCATCTTGTACGCATGGACCTGCATCAGGCCGGCGTCGTCATAGGTCCAGCAGGTGTTGAAGCCCTCGGTGCCTCGGCTGTTCACCGCCCAGCCACACGCCACGTACATGGCCTCGAAATTGTAGAAGTCGGCGGTGTCGCAGACCTTGACGATGACGCCGGCCCGGCGCCACGCCTCGAACTCCTGTTCCGGCTGTGGGAACCCCTCACCAGTAGGCATGCCGCCGAAGCGGTCCAGAAGCTTCAGCAGCTCGTCGTCACCAACATCCAGCACGTAGTCACGGAAAGCCTCGGTGGTGGTGGCCGGCACCACAGGAAGCGGCATCGCGTAGACGCCCCGCGCATTGATCTGCAGCAACCACGGACTGTTGCCGGCATCGAAAGCGACGGCGTTGCAGCGGCTGGCGAGGTAGTCACATTTGAACTGGCCTTGCTCGTCCGGAAAGCCTGTGTAGGCCGGCAGCCGAACGTTGCCGACTTCCTGGCGGATGCGGTGCATGTAGCGCTCAGGAATCAGCATCCTTGCGCGCTCAAGGTCGTCCTCTGGCAGTTCGGCCATGACCTGCCGCCCATATCCGCCAGCTACCTGCATGACCTCGGCCATGGCGCCGCTGTACCAGGTCGGGCGCTGCTTGACGTACTGAGTGAAGGTGTAGATGCCCTGCTCGCGCGGCTCGAAGTATTGGAAACGCGGTTCGTACTTGATGACAAAGCGTTGCAACGCCACGTCCTTCGGCGGAAGCGCCGCTTTCGGGTCGTAGGCCACCAGCCGGCGCCGGGCCTGCTCGGTCAACCTTATGCCAACGCCCTGCCCATCGGTCAGCACCTGGGCGCGGGTGATGACGCCGGAGAACAGCATGGGGATGTTGGTCTGTGCCACACCGTCGAAACGGAATTGCGGAAGCTCATGCTGCTCGAGCACCAGGATGCGAAACACCCCGCCCATGTCGATGGCCACCGCCTGCCGACCGCTAGGCAGATCCGCGACGCGCTTCAGGCTGGCCAGCTCAGACGCCTGCTTGAAGTTCGTCAGGTTCCTGGCCAGCCGCTCGACAGCGGCGGCATCGTCGGCGGAGAGTTCCGCGTCTTCCGCGAAACGTCCGTAGGGGCGCGGCGAATACATCGGCTTAGACGGTAAGGTTCAGCCGGTAGCCGATATCGTAGGTATCGCCGTTCTGGAACACACGAGTCGCCGCGTACTTCGACGCCGATACCAGCGCACCCGTGGTGCCACCCTTGGTGCTGTTGGTCAGCAGCGCGGCGCCGTTGACGTTGAGCTGCGACGCTGTGGCGATGGTTACGGTCGCCACGGTGTTCATGTTGTCGATGGACCCGGTAGCGGTGTCGGTCGGCGTCCAGGCTGGGCGGGTAGCGCTGGTGTAACCCTCGGTCATGCTGGTGATCTCCGAGGCCACTGCGGCGAAGTTGGCGGCGGTCCAGTTGGCAGCAGGTGCTGCCGTCCCGGCGAAAAGGGCCAGGAAATACGACACCTTGGGCTTGCTGCCCAGTGCGATGTTGAGGATGTGCGCCAGGCCCTCGGTGGGGATCAGGTTGTCGCCCTCCTTCTCCCACTCGCCGCTGTTGATGCGGCCGAAGTATTCGCCACCGGCCAGTACGCTGAGCCGCGGGAAGGCAATGCCGTTTTCGGTGATGTCGAAGCTACCAGTGGCCAGGTCGGCGGCCATTTCTTTGCGCAGAGCGCTGCTAATGCGTTGCATAGGGTTCTCTCCGAAGTCCCATGCCGCACTCCTGCGCAGCGATTGAAGGCCCGATATTCGGGGTGATTCAGCTTACTGCCGTCAGTAGACGGCGGTCGAACACTACAGAGGTACCGGCACGGCCGGTGATGCCGGCGAGCACGCCTGCATGAACCTCGGCGATGGCGCCACTGCTGGTGCCCATGACGTAGCCGTTCTCCGCTAGCCACACGGCGACCGGCGAGCCATCCGGTGATGCGTTGGCGCCTACCACCTCGGCAGGGACCAGGACTGCACTACCAGGCACCGGAGCCCGCGATGCACGACGCGACACGCTCAGGCTTGCCGGATCAGCGCCATCCAGAAAGGCGACATGATCGACCTGGCCCACCCAAATGCCGCCATCCACCGGCTGCACGAAGGTTATGCGCTGGGGCATCTGCACGAAGCCGTAGCGCTCATCGTGCAGGTGGTAGGCCAGGGCCTCGGAGAAGCGCAGCACGTTGGCGCGCGCGATCAGCAGACGCCCGCGCCAGTAGGCCAGGTGCTTGCCGGTCGGCATGGGCGACAGGTGGCGAAACTGCGCCGGTCGGCCCAGTTCCGGTAGCGTCGGCAGGATGACCGTGGCCGCGCCCAGCGGGTAGTCGCCGGCCAACAGCAGCTCGCCACCATTCGCTCGCGTCAGGTAGAGGCGCGCGCCGGTCACGCTGGCATCCAAGCACAGCGGAAAGGTGACTTCCAGCGCGCCGGCATCGGTCACGTCCGCGAAGGCGATCAGCGACGGCGCCGACTCCTGGGGGCCGCGCAGCCACGCCACAGCCGCGCCGTAGGTGCCTTGACTCAACGATCCGGCGCCTGCCACCAGCAGCGGCGGCGCCGGGGTGTCCAGCGTCAGGCGCTCAGCCTGCGCGCCATCGTAGGTGAAGATGCCCGCCGTTCCGGCGACGCACACCCGATTGTTCAGCACCTCGTGGGACAGGTCCCCTTCGCCGATCTGTGCGAGCGGCTCGAACGTCCATGAATGCGGATCGACCTTTCCCCACTGGTCGCCCAGGGCGCCGAAGGCGTCGCCGTGCAGTGGGCTTTGCCAGAGTTGGCGGAACGGCTGGTCCGTGACCTGGCGCGCAGAGGCCCGCAGTTGCGCCTTGCCGGCCGGCGACAGGTCTATGTTCACCGCGTCACGTACATAGAGCCTCGGGCTCTCGCCGCCGCGTTGCAGCGCGGCATCTTCGGCGACGTTGTTGATGCCGGCCAGCGGCACCAGGGAAGTCGTGGCCATCAGAAGGCTCCTTTGCGGTACTGATCGGCGTTGCCGTCAGGGCGGATGTAGTGGACACCTGGCCGCACATTGGGCACGCCCACATCCACTGAATCCAACCCTACAGGTGCCACGGACTGGGCATTTGGACCCGGTGGGATGAAGACGTTGCGGACTCGCATGCGATCCGCGAAGTGCGACGGGTCGTATTCGCAGATGAACGACTCCCAGCCGTCCGGCTCAACCCCTCGTACCCGCAGCGAAACCCAGGCTGTGCCGAACACTGATGTGTCGGTACCGCTTGGAATGGTCGGCATCGGCGGCCCAACATGCAGTGACTGCCACTGGTACGGCCCTTCGCCGCGCGAGCTGCCCATGTGCATGGCGTCGAAGCCGGCCAGTTGGAAGGTACGGTTCAGCAGAGACACCCAGGTCACCGCCCCAGGACCGGGCGATGGCAGGCCGACAGGCTTCACAGTCTGCGGTCCGTAGTAAGGGCCACGGGCTACGGATGTCGCGCCGAGCTGCATCGAGTCGGCGCCGGCGAACTGCGTCACGAACTGTGTACCGTCACCCACGATCGCCCACCCCATGCGATATGCCTGCAGACCCCGCGGCTCTAGGTAGCGACGCTTCAGATAGATCGCGTGCTCACCGATCTTCGACACGTCGCCCAGCGGCGACGGCTTGAGGACGCCCAGGTAGGTGCTGATGCGCGCCGAGCCGAATCGCTCACCCGGCGGATAAACCAGCGTTTCCCCTACATAGTGCAGGTTACCGGCTGGATGGTTCTGCTTGGCCTGCTCGGGTGCCTCCTTCACCGCCCAGATGGTGTGCGGCGTGAGACGCGGCTTGGATGGCTGGAACACTTCAGCGTCGGGCCATTCGTCCACCGTCAGCTTGCGCAGCTTCAAGCTCACGGCTGGCAGGCCGTAGCCGTCCACCTTGATGCCGGCGTCGATGTTCACGCCCATGATGCGCACCGTCGGCTCCTCGATGTCCGGCGCCCGGATGCCTGTCGCGTACAGGACGTACTGATTCAGACCGGGCTTTCCGAGCACCGCTCCGGTGTTAACCGCCTGATCAACCATGATGTTCTGCGGCGAGTACGGCGGCGCGCCGGTCTTGGTCACCACCAGCTTGTCGCCCATCCTGAGCAGGTTGGTGCCTGGAACCGTGATGGTCTGCTTGCGGTCGGCGATCTTTGCCTGGCCGAACAACTGCATGTTACTGCCGTCCGGCGCCACCGGACGCCATTGCAGGCGCACGAAGGCCGAACCGAATTCCTCGGCGTTCGCCCCGAAGGTCGCGACCTCCGGCGTCACGTTGTGGATGCGCGGATCGCCGAACAGGTCTTTGTGCGCCCACCTCGGCCCGATCGCGTTGAAGTGGATCGACAGAGCCGCCAGGCCCATGTTCAGCATGTCGTTGCTTACCGGATCGACATAGCGCGTGTACAGCTTGACCTCGGGCAACTTGATATCCGGCGGCTCGATGCTGTAGCGCGGCTCGATGCTGATACCGCGAATGGCGAAATCGATGAACGCGATGCCGATATCCACCGAGTCGAAGCCGCCGATGCGGTCGAAGTAACGCCGCGTGTTCTCCAGTCTCGCCACACCGAAAGCGCTTTGAGCATTCCCGGTCGGCACCAACACCCTCGCGCCGTTGTAGACGGCATGCCAATTCAGGATCGGCGGCGGTTCGATGCCTTCCAGCGGCAGGTAACGGCGGCCGTAGGCAATCATGGCTGCAGTGGTGATCTGCGGCGGCGCCACGCCGCCTGGCAAGATCGGCCTGGCATTGTTGTCGATCTGCGGGAAGCCGGCCGGCGGCGAAGGCACGCCGATGGTGCCCACTTGACGGTTTCGGTTCTCCACCAGCGTCCACTGCGACCAGGGTGGCGGGTTCAACTCGCTGTCCGGGTCGTACTCCTGGACCACGTACTGGCGCAGGTTCCACACGTCTGCGCGGCCCCAGCGGTATTCTTCCTGGACGGTGCTCTGGAATCCGGCCGGCTCGGCAAAGGTGAGCCAGTTGTTGATCGCCTGCTGCCCCCACAACTCGGCGAAGCCTTGAGGCGCGACCGTCTGCGACTCGGGAATGATCCGCGTGCCGAATGCCGAGGAATCCCAGCCTGGCGGCTCCAAGAAGCGCGTGCCGCCGACCATAGGTCTGGCCACGGCATCCAGAAACGTGCCAATGGGCTCCAGAACGCGCGTTCCCTGACTGACCCATGCCGTCCCCATGCCTGGCGCTGGAACACCAGCATTGAGCTGCACGAACTGGCGTTCGTGGCTGATGCGGTGGACATCCGGGATCGCGGTCGCCAGTAGGCCGCCAGGCTTCAGATAGCGGGTGTACAGCCAAACCGTGGGATTCGCGCCCCACGGCGGCGGCGCAATGTTGCCGGCCGCCACATAGCGGTTTCGGTTGATGATGTTCGCCTGCCCGCTTTGGTAGGCGACAAATCCGGTCGGCTGAACCGTTCGGTGCTTGTTCTGTGCGTTGTGGGATCCGATGACGTTCGAATTGAAGCCGTAGGCCGAAACGAACGTGCTGTACTTCCAAGCCTTGGCGGCGCCGAACACTTGGTGCGACGATCCTACAGGCAACACAAAGCGATACTGAGTACGGATCGCCGGTGGCGGTACCATGGAATCGCTGAATCCGCCCGGGAAAACCGTTTGGCCCTCTACCGGCGGCAACTCACCCCACTGAAGCAGCACAGCATTGGACGCTGGCGGCACGTAGCCGGGGTCAACGGTAGAGAAGTCGAGATCCGCCGATGCGTGCGGGTCCGGAAGGATTGTCCGCACTACCCGGGCATCGCGCGAGAGCAGCGGTGGCTGAATGCCCCAAGCTCCGATGGTTCCTTCGGGAAGGTTCGCCGGCGGGCCGCCACCCAGCGTGACGTTGCGACTGCTGGAGGGGACGTAGCCGCTGGGTACTGCGTCAAAACGCAGCTCTACGCCCGTGGTCATAGCTACTCCAGCACGATGCGATCGGCGATCACAGCGTTGATCAGCGGCGAGTTCTCATCGTCCAGGCCGACTACGTACATGGTGGTACCCACCTTCGCGATGACCGGAATTTCGAACAGACCTGATGAGTCGCTGCGTCCTCTACCGATCACCGACCCTGTTTCGCGCTCGTGAACATGGACGATGCGGGTAGCAGGCTGGCCAGCCTGGTCCACGACGGTGCCCGAGACGGTTCCACCGTAGATGGAGCATGTCACCAGTGTGACACCACCCTGAACGATCGTAGTCAGGTCGGTGGAAGACACCACAGTGGTGCCGTTGAGGACCACCAGCTTGATGGGGAGTCCAGCAGTTTGGGCGGTGTTCTTGATGGCCACATCAATTTGCCTGCCCGGAACGACACGCGCCACGAATTGGACGTTTTCACTGGATCGGTTATGCGTGCCGCGAAATAGCGCCAGGTCGGCGTTGTAGTTGCCCGAAAAGCTGGTAATACCTGAGTCGACACCAGTCGGGTGGAAGATAATCGCCAGGCGCAGCCCGCAGTTGATCGAGTAGTACCGGCTAACTCCTGCGATCGCCTGTGAGTAGTGCGTACTGGCCGAGGTGAACTGGTAGGGGACAATCTCCACACCGCACTCGGTTGAAACAACCAACCTATCGGCCCCGCCGGTCCACAACGGCGGGATTGGTAGCAGCGTCGCACTATCATCGGTGCTCGGCCAGCTAGGGTTATAGGCAGTCGTTGAGCCTTGGAAGTCGGCCACCCAGGCGGTATAGATGTCGTCGAGCGATGTCGCACTGGTGACGAATGATGGAGAGACGAATTTTTCGCCGTCCAGGTCGATGGTGTCGGCCATTAATTCGCTCCTTCAACCGGTTGACCGAGGATCGTTTCGTCTGGCCAGTAGCCTTTCGCCTGGTGCCACTGGGCATAGCGCTCCAGCAGCACCCTGTCTCCGACCTGGGCGCCGTAGCGCACACCGTAGTCGATAGCCCACTGCTGCTGGCAGCGGTCGGGCGGACATGGAGCCTGCTCGTGAACGAACATCTGGAACGGAGGCAAGGCGCCTACAGCCTTCCAGTTGACGTACATTTCCTGGCTCGGCGTCAGTTCAATGGGCCTGGGCTCGATACCCTTGACACCGATACCCTGCGCTGGCGGCTTGCCCGAGCCACTCATCAGCCTCATGCAGCCCTCACAATCACAGGGGCGTTCAAGCGGCCGGCATGCCACGCAGTGACAGTCGGCATTCTTCTCGTGCGGGTGTTGATGCCCTTGCATTTCGCACTCCTGCGCGCAGGCGCTCAGACCTTGAAGATTTTGTTGGTGCCGTTATCCCAGGTGACGATGATGTCGCCGCCGTTGGGGGTGATCGGCAGGCCGGTAGCCGTGTCGATGAATGCAATCAGCGGGCTGGTGGACTCGGTACCGGTGTCCTTGTAGATGATGATTGCCTCGATGCTCGCGCCGGACACACTGGTGAACGTCACATCCGCACCGTCGGCGGCGCCGCCAGTGGTGGTCTTCGCGGTAAGAGTGACCGGGCCAGCGATCCGGGACGACGACGGGATATCCGACAGGTACTGGTGGATCGCAGTCTGCGGCGTGTAGGCGCCGGTATCGACCAGGATCACCTTGATCGTGTCGGTCATCCAGTTGAACTGGCCCTCCAGGAAGCGCTGGCGGGCATAGTCATAGAGGGTATTTGCCATCAGGGGTGTGCTCCAGGTCTTGGAGCGCACTCCTGCGCGCTGCTGCGGGGTTTTGAATAACGGTGCCTTCGTCGGCCGAAATCTGCAGGCGCGCCACCTGCCCGGACTTCTTTTCCAGGCGGATGGCAGTACCATCGATCAGCAGTACCTCTCCGACCTTCAGGTCCACGCTCATCTTCTTGCTCATGGCCAGAATGCCTCTACATGGTGAGGAACATCCTCACGGGTGATGCGCCGCAGGTCGGAGTCGGGGCGCTCGCCGAAGTAGGCCGTGAAAGCGGCTTCGGCCAGCGCGGCGCGGTTCGGATCGAACGACTCCATGTCGGGGATGCTGAAGCCGCGATGCAGCGCCCACTGGACCAGATGCCGGTGGTGCTCGGCGTGAATCTCCGGCTGCGCGGTGTCCTTGTCGGCCAGCGCCATGTCAGCCAGGGGCGTGCGGTAGCCCTCCACGCGCAGAATGCCAGCCCGGTCGGGGGTTGGCACCAGGCGCAGCGAAGTGTCGCCCTGGATGGCGTACAGCGGCTTGCCGGTGCATGCGCGCCATTCCGGCAGCTCCACGTCCAGCACCTCGGCCGACTTCAGCACCGGCATGGTCGGGCGCGACATATCGGCCGGGTAGAAGCCCAGGTGCGACAGTTCGTATAGCGACGCATGCAACTGGTAGACGGCAGTTCCGGCGACCACCTCGGTGCGGCACACGGCGTCGGCCTGGCTCTCGTGGATCAGCCTGCCGCGCACGGCGGCTTCGCGCACTGCGTCGTTGAGCCAGTCGGCCACGTCCTGGTCCGACCAGAAATACGGCTCCACCATGTCGTTCGCGTCCGTGCGAACTCGGCGGATCAGGTCGGCCAGCGTCATACCGCGCCACCGAACTGGTCGATGCGCGCGTGGACGGCATCACGGGAACGCGCCAAGCCGTGCTGCTTGACCAGGTTCAGGCCGTAGCGGTCCTTGGCGAATGCCGCCAGGCTGGTGAAGTCGGCGAAGTTGTCCACCTCCCGGTGCAGGGCCGATAGGTCTTCCTCCTTGCGAGCGCGCTCCTGCTGGGCCTGCTGAGCCTGCGCGATCACCTGCTTGGTGTCGTCGCCGGCCGGCGCGGGGCCGGTGGAGCGCTCGAACAGGTCGCGATGGTTGAGGAATCGACGCGCCAGATCGCCGGGCACGCTACGCACCTGCCCTTGGGTGAACATCAGCCCGGAGCCATACAGGCGGTCGGTGAAGCTTTCCCGCGGTCCGATGTACTTGATGGGCACGCCGTTATCCAGCATGGGCACGCCGTCGCTCGCCATCTGCGCCACCAGGGCCGCATTCTTGCCCAGCACCTCGTTGAGTTGGTCTTGCAACTCAGCCACGCGCGCGTCGGCGTCCTGGCTCCCGGCGTCCGGGATGTCCTTGAGTGCATGAACCACGGCGCGGAACAGATAGTCCTTGACCTTCTGCGACTCGGGCAACTCGGCGTAGGGAACGCAGCACGGGTGCGTCTTCGCCTCGAAGTCCTTGACCTCGCCATGGACCCAGCCGTTGGCCAGCTTGTCCGCCAGCCAGGACTCATGGGACTGCTCGGGGGTGGTGTCTGGGTTGTCCAGGTGGAGTTGCACGCCGGCCAGGATGCCGCGCTGCATGTCTTCCGGGCACTCGGCGAACGGTGGTGCCACCTTGTCGCCGATGGCGAGGCAGTAGGCGGAATTGATCGCGTGGGCGATGGTGGCGATGAGGATGGGTTTCATGAATGTCCTACTCCTGCGTGACAGAAGGGCCAGCACGGGCCGGCCCTTCGGGTGGCGGCGGCGCTTAGACTGCGCCGAGGCGCTCGCCGTGGACGATCACCTGGAGCTTGCCCGCCTCCGCGACGGCAGCGCCTTTGATGGTGATAACCAGGTTGGCGTCCTTGGGCAGCGCGAACAGCGCCTTGCTGGAACTGGTGCGCAGGCGCGCAGCGGCCGACAGCAGCAGGCCAGCGCCGAAATACGCGGCGTCCTGCGGATAGGTCGCGTCGTCCACGCCGTCGGCGTAGGCAAAGCCCACGTCAGCGGTCACGCCGGCACCGAAGTGGTCGGAAATCACCAGTTGCAGGTCTTCGGCGACGAAGCCGGCGGGCAACGGGAACTCGAACGCCACGACATCTCCAACCGCCAGCGCGGCGGCGGCATTGCTGTTGAGCAGAACGCCGGCCGCGTTGGTCGCGAGCTGGTAACGCAGGGTGGTCAGGTTGCCATACGGCGTGACACCGCCGAACTGGCCGCCGAGCGGGATGGTCTTGTACTGGGCCATAACGGGCCTCCTTTCAATCTGGACGAAGGAAAGGGCCGGGATCACCGACCCTTGTCGCTTACTTGCGGGGGCCGATGATCTTGACCGCGGTGTCGATCGCCATCACGCCGTGGTCGGTGTACTCCAGGCCGTTGGTCGCCTCGACGGCGAAACGAATCTTGGAGCAGCCGAGGATCGCGCCGATCAGCAGTTCCAGCTTGTCGCCGTGGTCCATGTCCTTCTCGGACCAGAAGAACGGCATGCCGGAGTGCTCGGAAGCCGCCCAGGCTTGCGCCAGGGCCTGACCGCCCAGCAGCAGGGCGCGGTCCACCGCGTACTGATTGCCGAAGCTATCCGGCACCACGGCGCTCGACTCGGCTTCCGAGTTGTAGTCGGCGCAATACTTGATGGTGTCGCCCGCGTAGAAGCGGATCGGCTTCGGCATCTTGATGATGAGGGTGTTGGACCACAGGCCCGCATCGACGCGGAAGATCGGGTGCTGCTTGGCGTTCGACGCGCGTGCCAGTGCGGCAGCCTGCCAACTACGGAACTTCTCCTGCTTTGCGAAGCTGTTGTACTGGGCCGGCGAGCACAGCAGGACGCGGATCGGCGAATCCTCGGCGGCCTCGTCGCCCTCGAACTTCACGGGCGGCGGCGGCAGCTCGATCTGGTCCATGTAGGTGGCGATGGAGTCGACCACATCCACGTCCAGCACGTCGGCGGTGGTGATGTTGTACTCCCCCGCATTCGGCGCAACGCCAGTGATGGCATCGGCGCTGGCCACGAAGTGACGGTTCTTGGTCGGCGCCTTGACGCGGTTGACCAGCATGTCAGCCAGCTTCGGGTGCGTCTCCAGCGGGAGGCACCACTCCTTGTTGTAGTGGTTACCACGGGCGCCGGCCAGGTGAACCAGCATGGACTGGTCCAGGTAGGCGTCCATGAACCACTTCGCCTTCGGACGGCCGAGGCGGCGTAGGTCGTAGGGGTTGCGAATCTGCGACATCACATCGCCCAGGTCCACCGGGAAGCGGGCTTGGTTGACGCGCAGTTGGTCGCTGCCGATCTTCAGGCCAGTGCCCTTGCCCTCGGCGTACTCGCTACCCATGATCGGGAAGGCGTTCGCCGGCTGCACGAAGTGGAAACGCACCTCGTCGCCCTTGTTGCGGCCCAGGTCCTGGGCCTGGACGATGGGAAGCTCCAGGCTCGACTGGCCCTTGGTCTTCTTCTCGGCGTCGCTGGTGCCGCTCGGCATCTTGCCGGTCAGGCGGTTCAGGGTCGAGTTACGGCCCTGGCAGAGCGCGAACAAGCCGGCGGCCTGTTGGATCATCGCGTTCGGATCACCGTAACGCATGGTGGTTTTGCTTGCGGTCATGGGGTAGCTCCCTTACATGTTCCGGTTCAGGAATGCCTCGACCTGATCGGGGCTCATGCCGCGCAGGGCGTCCGACATGGATGCCGGATCCATTGCGGCGATGGCCTCGAATCGGTTGCCAGCCGGAGGCTTGCCGCCCGGGATATCCGAGAGACTGGCCGGCGGTTCGGTCTTGGCTTTGTTGATGGCAGCCTGGGCCGCAGCCTTCGCATCTTGCGCGTTCGGCTGCTGCTGCGACTGCTGAGCGTTTCCGGTGGCGGACTTGAACGAACCGAACAGTTCGATGACATCGGCCGCGGTGCCGGCTTCCAGCACCTTGGCGATGCTCGCGCGCTCATAGGACGGACGGGACGCCACCCAGTCCCCGAACTCCTTGCTCTCCGCAATGGAGTCGGCGTCCGGGTGGGCCTCGTAGATCGCATTCAGGTGGGCGCTCGCGGCGCTCTCGGCTTCCTTCTTCTGGATCGGTGCCAGCTTCTGGTCCACGAGTGCGCTCACGCGCGCTTCCACTTTCGCGTCGATCAGCTTCTGGATGCCTGCGGCCAGCGCTTCCTCGCTGAAGTCTCCGAAGATCGCCGGGTCAACCCCCTGATCCATGGCAGCCTGAGCCGCCGCCAGTTGGTTGTCCTGCGACGTCGGGGCCTCGCCTGCCGTGGCACGCGCTGCTGCCTCATCCCGCAGGCGTTGTAGCTCTGCCTGCGCGGCCTGGGCCTGGGCTTTCCAGTGCTGTTCTCCCTGTCTCGCTTCCACCAGCTTCTCGTAGCCGATGGTGTGCTTGCCGTCCTTGGCCAGGATCACGGCGTTCTCGGCGTTTAGCTCTTTGGCGTCGGGCGTCTTGCCCTGTTGGTCGCCACCAGCCGAAGCGCCGGCGTCACCCGCGCCCTGCTGCGCGTCGGTGTTCTGTTCGGTGTTGTCTGCCTGATCGGCGGCATCGGCGCTGGCCTCGCCAGCATCGCCGGCACCCGCGTCGGCTGCGACGTTGGGCTCGTCGCTGTCCAGCATGAAATTGCTGGTATCGCCCATTGCCAGTTCAATCATCCTGGCAGCCTGTTCGGGTGTCGGCCGTCCACCGTCTATCTCTTGGAAAAGCTCGTCTTTTTTCATGCCTATCCCGCCACATATCGCCGTGGCCGCAAGGGTCATCAGCAATGCGGATTACTCCGCGTCTCGCCGGCGTTCGGAGACGCCTTGGCTTGGGCGGCAGTGTCGGAGACAGGTGCAGGAAGAACGAAACCCTACAGGGGGTGGCCCGGTAGGGTTTCAGGTTGGCGAGTTGTAGCGGAGGTGTGTCAGGGCTGCGGCAGGTTGTCAGCCGTACTCGGCGTCTCTATTCCGCGCTGGCCGGTCGGGGCTTCGGCCGGCACCGGCGGATATGTCGGGCTGGTGTTCCTGCGTACCGGAGCCTCCTCGGCCTCAGCTTCTGCTGCTGCCGGCCCCTGCCCTTGGATGTAGGGCGACTTGATGTTCATTGCCGCCGTCTGGTCGGCTACGGGGTAATTCGGGTCGTCACCAGCAGGGTTCGGGCGCTGGTATCCAGCGCTCTGCATCACGGCGTCGGCGATCGGCGCGATCATCGGCATCTGCGCAATCTGGGCGCCGGCCTGCATGGCACTGAATGCGGCCTGCACCCCGATCTGCACTGCCTTGGCGTTCAGCCCACTGATTTCGCTATCCGTCTTGCGCTCCTTGATCTCCAGTTCGCGCAGCTTGATGTCGTTTCCGGCCTTGGCCAGGGCGTCCTGCACGGCCTGGTCGATCTGCTGCTGGATCTGCTCCGGGGTCTGCTGTTGATCAACGGCTCGGATGGCCTCCACCACGTCGCGCTTGAACGGCACGTCCATGAGGCTGACCAGGAACGGCAGGACAGCGGCCTGGTACTGCGGCGGCATGCTCTTGACGGCCTCGGACATCGCGTTGAGCTGCTGGCCGCGGTAGCTGTTGGTGCTGGGAACGTCCTCGAGGGCGACCTTGATCCGAGTGCGCAGCAGATCATTGGACAGGTAGGCGGCGCCGGTCTGCGGATCGCGCTGCGGCTCGTTGAGCACCACGACACGATCGGCGGTCACGGCATCGCCTTCGATAACAACCTCAGTGCGCTCCTGGCCGATGTCCTCGACGATCATTGCCAGCAGCAGTTCGCCCACCAGGGTCCGGCCGGCGCGGAAGTTGTCCATGATCCGGCCAATTGACTGGTTGCTCTGCTCGATCTGCTGCTGTTCCTGGATGCCGCTAGTGGCCGTGCCTTTGCGCCCTTGGAAACCGGCCGTGATGTTGCTTACGCGCTCGATGGTGGCGCGGTTGTCCTGGAGCATCTGGAAATGCTGGTCGGTCAGGGTGTAGTCGCGCTTTACCTCGAAGCGAGCGCCCCTGTTGCTTGCGAAGTGCTCAGCGTTCAGCACGATGTCGGCATCCGGACGTGCGATCTGCCGGCGTAGTTGGGCGTCGGTCATGTCCACCGCGCCCTTGGTACGCTCCACTCGAGTGACGCTCATGCCCCAGCGGAGCTTGGACATACCGCTATTCAGGCTGTCCTGGGCGTACTTCATGCCGCGCACGTACCCGTATGGAATTCCGGTGGCATCCTCGCGGAAACCGAAGAACGGGACGTAGGGGAAGTGGCGATGTGTGTATGGGCTCGGCCCATCGTGCAGGCAGTGCGGCCCGAGCCAGTAGGAGCGGCGCACGCGGGATACCGTCACCTTCTTCGGTGAAATGCGGCCGGACGCCAGCGCGATGTTGTGCGCCAGGTTGTTCGGGTCGTACTCGACGACTCGGCCATCGGGCGATTTCAGGACGTGGACCTGCACCCAGCGGCGATACCAGAGTTCCACCAGGCAGATTTCCTTGCTGCTTGGGTTGTACCAGCGGTCCTCCTGCACGGTCCAGGCCCGCGCCTCGTTCCATGCGTTGTGTAGACCGGTGGATGTGCCGCCTTCCATCATTCCGAGATCGGGCTGGCCCCACCAGGTGCTGCCGTACTTACCTACCATGCGGATCAGCTCGGCATGCTCCGGGAACACCAGGGCAATGCGATCAGGTGACAGCCAGCGCTGCCGGCGCAGGAAGCGGCAGGCCTCCCAGTCGTCGCCGCACTTCATGTCCCAGTGAATTTCGTCGCGGCGGATAGGCCGGCAGCGGTACGGGAACTTGAACGGGTCCGACTCGCGGCTGACTTCTACCCAGCCGATACCGCACGCGATCTGCGGCCGGAACGCTTCGGAGCATGCGCGGTCGGCACCAGACTGGCGCTCTGCCGTGTTCAGCCGGTAGTTCAGGGCGTCGGCCACGTCCTGGCCACCCACGTCACCGTTCGGCGTCACGCGCCAGTCTGTGCGAGTGACGGCCTCGTAGCCTTGCAGGGACAGCAGGGCCGGGCCAATCAGGTCTTCTACCGCGGGCGGGATGCCCAGTGCCTGCTGGCGACGCAGCAGGTCGGTGTCGAGCTGGTTCCCGTCCGCGTAATCCATTTCCTTGTCGGCGACGGCGCGCCACGCGGGCTGGTCCTCGATTTCGTAGTTGATGTCGGCGTACTCGTCCACGGTCAGCGGCGTGTCGCCGGCCGGTGGCAGGCCATTCATGTACTGGCGGTCATTCTCAGTGATCTGCATGTCGTGTCCTCACAGTCGCCAGTCAGGCGCTTCCGCTTCCTCGTAGGTGCGTTCCATTTCGTTGGGCATGATTTCCACGGCCTGGCCGACGTAGCGGAACATGTCGGAGCCGTGGCTGTATTCGTCGTGCAGGGGAGCCATGGCCTCTCCGGTATGCTGGTGCAGGGCGCGGCGGTAGCGCTTCAGGCACTCCACCAGACGCCCGGTCTTGTCCTTGTCGAAGTAGCAGCGCGGGAACAGCATGCGCACGGCCTTGATGCCTTCCTCTACGCTGGTGGCGGCCAGGACGTGGACCTTACGGCCCATCGCCTGTAGCTGTTCCTCGGTGCTCTTGCCGGTCTGGTAGTTGCGGGTACGACCGTCGTGCGGCAGGTAGTCGATGCCCCAGCGATACGGGCGTTTCTCGATCTGCGCCACGTACCAATCCAGCGTGCGATGGCTGTCCTCGATGTAGTCGATGATTCGCACGTCCATCGGCCCGCGCTGGACAAAGCCGATGGTCATGGCGTCGTTCCAGCCCAAGTCCCATACCGTGTGGACGGGTAGCAGAGGGTCGTATGGCACCGGGCGAACGCGCCCGCTTTCCATCAGGTCCAGGATTTCATGGCGGTAGATGGCACCCTCGGCCACGGTGCGCGGCTTGCCTTCCCATATGTGCTCGTAGTCCTCCTGCGACATGGAGCGCTTGGCGCGCAGGCGCTCCTGGTTGAGGACATCAGGGAACCACGGGTTGTCGCGCCAGTTGATTTCGCAGAGCCACACGTCGTCATCCGGCGCGGCGCAGAACCGCACGTAGGTGTCGTCGGTGTCCATCGCCGGGTTGAGCGTCAGCCATATCTCCGATCCATCCTTGCGGATGGTCGGGATCAGCACGTCCCAGGACTTCTTGCACACGCCCTGGGCTTCTTCCACCCATACGATGTCCACGCCCTCAAAGGACTTGATGGAATCGACGGTGTGCCCTTGCAGGCCGGAGAACAGGAACAGCGTGCCGTTGCGTCCACGAATCTCGGTGTCCAGCACCTCGTAGAACTCGGTCAGGCCGAGCTTGACGATGTAGTCGCGCAGCAGCCGGTGAACCGAGTCGCGCATAGACTTCTGGATTTCCCGCGCGCAGAGAATGCGCAGGGGTTTGCGCGCGCCCATGTCGAGCAGCACCTGGGCCACGCCATGGGACTTTCCGCCACCGCGCCCACCACGCATGACCTTGTACCGGCGCGCCTCGTACAGTGGCGCCAGTTTGAAGGGGAGCGTGATGTTCAGGTTGAGAGGCGCAGCGACGAAGGTGGTCACTCGTCGTCACCTCGTGGCTTGGGCTGCACGAAGGTGACTGTGCTCTTGACCTCTATGGCGCCACCATTCGCGCCAGTGTGCTCGTTGGTGATGCGGTCGCCATACTTCTTGGGCGCCATCTTCGACGCCAACCACTTTCGAGCATCTACGCGCAGCTTCGACCTGGAGATATGGTCGTAGTCGACATGCGTGCGGCCTTCATCGTCCGTGTATGTGTCGTTCGAGCCGTCGTCAGCGATCTGCAGGATCTCCTCGGCGAGCGTGTCGGCCTGTGCCTCGCGCGCACGCGCGTACTGCTCTCGCAAATCTGCATGCTGCTCGTCGGCCAGCCATCGGAGGAACGTGGACATCGCCGGCATGCCCGGTAACTGGCATACCTTCCGCAGGCTCATGCCCTCGGCAAGCGCGGTACAGACAGCCAGGCCGACAGTGGGCGTATACCTGCTCGGGCGACCCGGTGGCCGTTTCGCTGCGGTCTTGGCTGGGGGACGTGCGGAAGCCCCAGTAGCGCGCGTCTTCGCTACCGGGGTCTTCTTCGGTTTTGTGCTGGGCTTCTGAGTCATGACCCGGAATTGTCCGGGCCAGAGGGGATGGGTCGAACCTTACAGGGGGATCATGCAGGTTGGCGAAAACCCTAATCGTTCTGATAATTGTGACAGGCATCTCGTTTTTGCTACGGTCCCCAACTGCTTATGCGAAGTAGATGGACATTGGAATGGACGAGATACTGAGGCGTCGATTACGGGCAGAACTGCTAGAGGTAGGTTTCCTCAATCAGTGCTGCCTGGACTTGATGGCAGCCATGGAGTCGGAGTTTCGCCTCACTCAGGATCAGCACGAGTGCATCGAGCAACTGAGCCGATTCCTGCAGGAAGGAATCGGCAGGCTGACGGCTCTGTCTGAGCGAGTGGCTGCTGGTGATATCGTCGCCCTATGCTGAGTCTATTGCACAGCAGCGGCATCACTCATGGCTAAGGTGAGTTGCCCACCATCGGTCCTGTCTGCGCGCAATGCTGCCACTTCTCTTTCCAGCTTCCGTATCTTGATCGCCAGCTCTGCGGCCAGTATCTGGTTCGAATGCCCGATATCGATCGCTGCAAACTGCTGAGCAGCACCTGCCAGAAGTTCACCGAGCATCCGCTTCTCCGCTGGCGTAAGCGTGATGACGTGATCATCGCTGATCTCGACCTTCGCCCAGCCACCTGGTATCTGCGTGATAGTGATCGGCCTGGGCGGATCGAACTGCGGTGCCGGTACGAACACTCCGCGCTCGACGCGCAGCACCAGCAAGTCGTCCACCAGGACGGACAGGCGGTCATCGACAACGCCGGGCTTCAACCCCGTGAGTTCGACCAGGGTCTGGCGAGTGACGATCTGCTGCTGGCTGTGCAGTTCCCGAACGGCGTCGAGTACAACCTGGGTCGAAGATTTCTTCATCTGCTCTCCCCTTCAGCGATGAGCCCGTGTTGACGCAGAATGCGCCACTGCTCCTGCAGCCACTCCTTGAACTGAGGGTCAGCCATGCCCTACTCCCCTCCCCATCTTGCGCTTCAGCTCCCGAGACAGCGCTCGATACTTGGCCTTGATCTCCTTCAGTTCATCGATAGGAAACCGCCGGGGCTCGTGCGGCCCCTCTAGCCATTCGACTTTCTCGGCGCCGATGCGCTGGACCAAGCGTATGCGGTACTCCACCACGTTGCCGGACATGTCCCTGTTGCAACGCACGCACTGCCGATGCACGTTCAGCGGCTCGAAGCGCAGAGCCTGACAAGCACCGACGGAGCGGTAATGCCCTGCATCCCAGCGACTGCCGGTGATCAGCCCTGCGTCATAGGCCGTGGAATCGCAACTGATACATGGCTTGTCGGCGTCGCGTAGGCGAATCCACTCGTTGAAAGCGGCCTGCGCCTCACGCATATGGTCCGAACGGGTCTTGAAGCGTTCCTTGGCCGCACGGATCTCGCGGCGCTCTATCTTCGCCAGAGACTTCCGCTCTCTCTCTCGCTTGGCAGCCGCCAACGCCAATCCGCACTTCGGACTGCACACTGACTGTAGCGATCGCTCCGGGGTGAATACCTCCCGGCACGCCTTGCACGTCTTCTTGCGAGGCTTCTTCGCGGCGACCAGCATCACACCACCTCCGCGGTAGGGTCGACGAATCCCCAGTAGTCGTCGCGGCTCCGGGTCATACCACCTCCTCGGGCATCATGTTGATCATGTCGCCGATCTGCTCTTCGCTCATGCCCGTCCAGTAGTGCTCGATCAGGTGCTGGCAGATGCCTCGCCAGAACTCAAGGAACCGCTCCTCGGGCATTTCGTCGAACGCCAACGACTCCGGCACCAGGCGCGACACGCGCCCCAGCCCGCCCAGGTCGAAATACTCCGAGCTACAGCAGACCCCGGCGTCTCCCTGTAGCTTCTTGATCACCGAGTGCGCATCCATCCCCTGGAACCCATCCACATTGCGCGCGACTAACTGGCCCAGGCGGTGGACCAGGCGGTGCTTGCGAACGTCCCGCGGCTGCTTCAGCTCCGCGCGCACTTTTGCGCCAGCCTTATACCCGCGCTCCTTCAGCAGGAACTTGTCGATGCCGCTGTCGGCGACCAGGGCCAGGCGAACCTCGCCGGTGTCCGGGTCGACCATGCGCTTGAACTCCAGGTAGATCGGCCGCCCGGCGCGCTTCCTCTTCGCCGCCGCGCTCTTGGCCGGCGCCTGGGTTGATAGTGCTTCAGCCATGTTGAACCTCCTGGCTCTGTAGCTGATCGATGGTTTGAAGAACCGCGGCGCGCCGACGGTCCATGTCTTCGCGCTCGTGGCGCAGGTGGCGATCACGCAGTCGGACCTTCGCCTTTTCCCTGCGGACCAAGCGCTTCTTGATGTCTTCAAGCCGCCGGCGAAAGTCGTCTGGCACATCCCCCCCACCAGCAGCCTCCCTCGCAAGGGCTTCGCGGGTCAGTGGGTCATTCGTCAGTGCCAGCAGCCGGTCGGAGGGTCCAGTCAGCAGCCCGGCGATTGCGCTGCCGGCCGGCGAAACCGGTTCGAGTACGTGCTGTTCGAGCAGCAACTGCGCTGCCGGCGCCAGCAGACGCCCCAGGCGTTCCGCTTCCTCGATCGCAGCAGCTCGGCGGCCCGCATCGCTGCCCAACGACAGCGACCACCTGGCGGGCAGCGCCTGCTGCCTGGCACGAGTGAGCAGGCGCTCGTAGGCGGCAATGAACGCCATGCGCGCGCCCACCCGGTCACCACGCCCCTTCATAAGCGGTGCGGCTACCACAGCCGCCTGCTGGATTTCCGGCGTCATAAGCACCGTTTCAGCCTCGTCGAAGCTCTGTAGGGCGATCGCCCAGGCCTCGTTCGGCTCGGGCCGACCGTCGGCGGACTCGACATGCCGGAGTACAGCGGCAACAGTGAATCGTCCGCCCTCCCGGCGAACGGCCTGCAATGCGGCGGTCAGCACTGGCTCTTCGTAGGCAGCCAGGTCTTGAACCATGAGTTGGGCAGCGGCCGGCGTGAGTTGCTGACCCATTGCCTCGGCGGTGCCGAAAAGGGAAAGCAGCAGTTCGTCTTGTTGCTCAGGCGTCAGCATGGGCAGCCCTCCTCGCTCTCTGCTCGGCCAGGGCCTGCTCAGCGGCGGACAAGTTCGATGCGGTGTTCTCCTGCTGGCGTGCCTGCGTTCCGGTGGTCGGGCGATTGGTCAACCACATCGTGTGGTAGCCCTCAGCGTTCGCCAACAACAGGCCGAGGGGATGGTGCTGAGCAATCAGTCGAGCATCGTGGATGCACTTGACGTAGAACGCGGCCACCTTTGGCGCGTCGGCCTGGCCCACACGATCGATCAGCTTCGAAAGCTTGCCGGCAACCGATGCGTTCCAAACCGGCCAAGCGGTGTATCGAGTGCGATAGGCCATGGCGTAGTTGGCCCATGTGCGGTACGCCTTGCAGTTCGGGTCTTTCGGGCCTGGCATGTCGGCCGGTATCTGGCAGCGCGGCCCGGGCTCTTGCTCGGCGCCGACGAATTCCCCGCCCGGGGCCGGCGCAGCCTCCCCGGCAATATCCTGATTGGTACCCTGATTACTGGTTACCTGATTACTGGTTACCTGATTTGTCGGAGATTTTTCCGACCCTGAACGGATTTTTTTCCGACCTACCCCGGATTTTTTTCCGATCTTGGTCGGAGATTTTTCCGACCTGCCTGCATCGGATTTTTCTCCGACCTCGGAAGAATTTCCGACCTCGGATTTTTCTCCGACCTGGGTCGGATATTTTTCCGACCCGTCCAGTTTCCGATTCCACTCCTGCCCCTTCGCAGTGAGCCGCACGAGTGTGATGGTTGCTGTGCTCGACAGATCGATCACACCGGCCGCAGCGATCTGCTTCAGCAAGCGGTACGCCGTGTCCGGCTTGTCCGTCAGCAGCGGCAACTCCTCGAGGATCTTCGCTTTGCTCAGGGCGTAGAAATCACCTGCGGGCGTCTGAACCAGGCGCGCCCAACTCGGGCACTCGTAGACGAAGGCGAACAGCAGCGCCTGCTGCGAGTTCAGCCCCCACTCGAGCGCTTTCGCTTGATTGATCGTCACGGTGAACTGCATGTCACGAAGCCATGCGCACCTTTTGGGCCGGGAAGGCGCGCACCTCCTCAGCAGAGTACGAACCATCTTCGCAGCGGTAGACATTGATCTTCCTCCCCGCTCGAAGCGCCTTACTGATGGCCCCCTGGGTCACGCCGAGCAGCTCCGCTGCCTTCGCCTGCCCCTGCTCGGCCACAAATTCGTTAATGGGAATGATCTGCATATGCCCTCCTACGCGGTCATTCCGAATTATTACTTGCGGTCTTTAATTTTACAAGACCGGCGATCTTAGAGAAATATGAACACTGGTAATATCATGAGTGGATGAACATGAAATCGAAGAAGCGGCCGCTCACGGCCGAAGAAAAGCAGGAGTGCCAAGCTCTCAATGCCATTTACAAGGCGAAGAAAAGAGAACTCGGCATCACTCAAGAGAAGATCGCCCTCGAGGGGCTTGGCGCCACCACCCAGAGTGCGGCAAGTCATTACCTCACTGGGAAGAACGCGCTGAACGCAGAGGCAGCAGCGGTTTTCGCTCGCTATCTTGAGATTCAGGTCAGGGACTTCAGCCCGCGCCTGGCCGAGGAGATAGAGCGCATGGCAACGACGGTACGCCCCAAGCCGGTTGCAAATACCAGGGGCGACCTCGAACCGATCCCCGTCTGGGATGACGGCGATCCACTGGATGCCGATGAAGTCGAGATTCCCTATTTCAACGAAATTCAGATTGCAGCGGGGGATGGTCGCTTGCCTGATCTGGAGCAGGCGAAGCGCAAAATTCGGTTCCCTCGCACAGTCCTCCGGGAGTCGGGAGTAGACCCCAAGAACTCGGTCTGCGTGAACGTTACGGGGAACTCTATGGAACCGCTGATCGCAGACGGCGCGATCATCGGAGTCGATCTATCAGTCAGCACAATCACTGACGGCGAGATCTATGCCCTGAAGCATGACGATATGCTGCGAGTGAAGTTCGTCTATCGCCTACCCGGCGGAGGCATCCGCCTGCGCAGCTTTAACCGTGACGAATACCCAGACGAGGAGTACACCAGGGACCAAATGCGTGAGAGTAACCTCAGCATCATCGGTTGGGTCTTCTGGTGGTCCGTCATGAGACGTAGAAAACACTGAGCCCGCTCCCACCCGCCTGGCCAGCCCCGTCCGGGGCTACCAGGCCTGCTCGCCCCTCTCCTGCTCCTCCCACCTCAACGTGACGCTGCCGTCATCGTTGAAAGTCAGATCAATGCCGTCCGTCTCGGCCAACACTTCCATAATCCCTTCCCAGGCCTCGTCTGCATCCGTGTCCAGACGGTGAATAGTTACTGTCCGAAGCTCTTGGGCCTTCGGCGAGTTGATCATCTGGGTCACCCGCAACCCTAGCTTCTCACCCGCGGTGAGAACCTGGGCTTCCTGCTTTTTCTTTTGCTTGGCCATAAGCACCTCCACAGGCTGTATATCCATACAGTATTACCAGAACCCCTACTTTTCAAGAGCGCTATTTTGATTTTTTTAATACCGCAGGTCTTGACCAATAATATGACCGCTGATAATTTTCATGCCGTCGGCACAGAACATCGTGACGACAGAACAGGCCACAGCGAGCCAAGGCCTTGCCGACAGGCAGAACGGGATTCAGGGGACGCCTCGCCCCGGGTGTGCAGCTTCGAGCACCGCAAGCGAGAGTCGGCAGCAAAGCGTGGCCGGCTGTCGGGATCTCAGGTCCCCCGAGAAAGTAGCCGCCCAGCCGGACGTGGCGCGTAACGCCGGCCAGCGACACCGATTTCCTCGATGCGCTTCTCTGAGGCGCATCTGGGAAATCATCAAAGGAGTGAGTGCCTCATGAAAATCACTGAACAGGCTCGCATTAGTATTGGGGGAGTACCATTGAGAAAGGTAATGGTTTCCGGCTGCGACTATACTGACAATGACCACCCTACTCTTATTGAGCGTGGCCAAGCATGGTTCCACGCTTTTTCAACGGACAGTTGCGTTGAGCATGGGACCATTCAAGTATGGCCTATAGCAATAGTAGAATGGCCTGATGGTCAGGTGGAGACTGTTTACGCCGAACTAATTCACTTTCTCGACTAGGACACTCCCTAACTATGTCCGCTTTCCGGCCCCATAACTTCCCGGAACAATCTTACAACGAAGTTTACTCAGCCCGGAAACCGCATGAAGACGTTCGATTTCCAGTGCTCGTTCTAGCTTTGCTAGCCCGGGGCGAGGTCTACTAAGGTCGCCCCCGGACTCCTCGATTTGCTTCTTCATTGCTGCTATGGACTTTTCGAGCTGAGCTATCTTCTTATTCGTTACAGACTCATCAACTATTCTGAGCTTAGATTTATTCTTCCTACCATCCATTTCCGCCCTGCATTTACCACACAGAACGCGGGCACTTGGCTTTCTGAACTCCGTCACTATCAGGCGCTCCTGACACACCTCACAGTTTGAATATTTAATTTTTTCGATATCAAGAGGTGCTTTTACTCTACTCCCTTTTTCTTTATAGGCCTTACGTGGCCTTTTGGAAGGTTTAGGATCTTCCAGAGCGCTTATTCGGGCAAACATATTTAAAGCTCCTTTATCATCAGGAGCCTTCTCAAGATAGTAGGCGAGCGCCTCCATCTTTATCAACTTATCACGCGTGCTAAAACTCGAAGCAGCATCAACCAAAGCCCTGTAGTACTTAGGGGGTACTTCAACCCCTCGAAACGTAGGGTTCCTTTCTCTCTTGTTGTTTTGCTGATGAAGTGCCCGATCTCTTTCCGACTTTACTACCTCTGTCACTCTCGTTTCTATAGCAGTCGAGTCGTGTTTGGCAGGTCTAAAAATAGAGTCCGAATCCTTTTGACTCTTTGACCTAGAAAGATTCCTGCGCGCTAGCTCTCGAAATACTTCTTCCGACTCTTCGCTAAAGCCTTGACCAGGGATATGCGCACCACGTTCTTTCTGTGCACTTTCCTGCATAGCTTTTTTCAATTGCATAAGTACAACAAGATTTTTCGCATCCATGGCCAACGCCCCGAAATCTCGACGACCAGAGATTAGCAAGGGCGAATCGCCACTACCAGCAACTGCATCACCAGCCCATCACCCAAAGAGAGACATCCAATGAAGCGAAACGCCAACCCGGCGGCGACCGTTGCTGCCTGGAATTCCGCATACCCCGCCGGCACCGAGGTCAACTACCGGTTTCATCGCCACGCCACGCCGAAGCGCACCCGGACGACAACCGAAGCCCAGGTGCTCGGCGGACACACTGCTGTCGTCTGGCTCGCTGGCGTGTCCGGTTGCGTTGCCCTTTCCCACTGCGAGCCGGCCTGAGCCCGCGCGCCCAGCATCCTGAACGGAGGCACACATGCTGATCCTCACTCGCCGAGTCGGCGAAACCCTGCACATTGGCGACGACATCACCGTGACCGTCGTCGAGAACAGAGGCGGCCAGATCCGCCTCGGAATCGTTGCTCCGGAAGCGATGGCCATTCATCGCGCCGAGATCTACGCCCGGGTTGGCGCCGTCCGGCCCGCCTCACCCAAAGACCTGGTTGAAGAGTGGAATCGCACGCACCCGGCCCAGGTGGCCGTTGAGTACCGTCCGCTCCGCGACTCCATCCCCATCCGCACCAGAACGCTCACTCAAGCCAAAGTTTCCGCCTCCGGCATGGCGGTGATCTGGCTAGAAGGTCAGGCCACGCCGGTGCTGCTGCGCAACTGCACTGCTGTTTCCTGAGCCCGTTTTCATCCCCCCCTTGCCCGGCTCCGTCCGGGCTTTTTTCAACCTCCATTCGAGAGCACCCAGGCACACGGCAGTCGTGCCCGGGTGCTGCCGAATGCAGGTGAACCACGGAGCACACGCAATGATCGACCCACGAGCGAACAGCCCGGAGAAACTGGTGCCGCCGGCACCTCTGCCGCACGTAAGCCGCGGCGCGCTCAAGCGCATCAAGCATCCTCAGCCAATCCCCACCGGCTGCCCGCACTGCGGCGGCTTGGTCCGTCTGGTCAGCAACCGGGTGATCTACGGCCGAGAGTACGGCGACTGGCCGTATGCCTACGCCTGCACTGGCACGGGCTGCGGCGCTTACGTGGGCCTGCATCCCGACACCGACGTCCCATTGGGAACGCTGGCCGACAAGCCGCTGCGCGACGCTCACAATCGCTGCAAGCGCCCATTCGAACGCATTTGGCGCGACAAGCTGATGACCCGCAATCAGGCCTACGCCTGGCTCGCCGCCGAACTCCAGATCATGCCGCCCGAATGCCACTTCGGACTCTTCGACGTTGACCGGTGCGAGCGGGCCAAACGCATCTGCGACCAGTACCTGGAAGCGATCTACACCAGTTCAGCGAGGTGGGGATGATGTGGACATACCGCGAGCGCCACAACCGCGCAGCGTTCAACTGCGCCCAGCAGGCCTGGGACCGCGAAGTCGATCCGCTCTGGGACCAGCCGGAACCGGAGCCCGAGGACGAAGAGCAGGAGGACAACGATGGCCTTCAGCGATGAACGCGCGGTGCTGATGATCGAGGAAGGCATTACGGCGATGCGCCGATCACCGTTCCCGCGCCCGGACCAGAAGTTCGTCCACGGCCAAATTGAACTGGCCTATGCGGTCGGCTTCATCGACACCCGTATTTACGACGACATGCGCCACCGGCTCGACGCCGCGTCGGACGCCCGCTGGGCAGAACTCAGGAGCACTCGGGTATGAATCCAATCACCCGCTTTCAAGTCCGGGCCGGCCGAGACGCAGCTAGCCGCTGTGAGTTCGTTCGGGAAACGAAGGCCTACTACGTTCGAGCCGACGGCACGCGCATCGCGAAGCGCGCTGACTGGTACAGGTTCTACGCCACCGAACAGGAAGCGCAGTCTGCAATCGAGCGCGACAACCGCAAGCGGGCGGAGCGCGCAGCACGGCGGCGCGTTGAAAGCTACGGCCCCGAATTACTCATCGCCCTGGAGCAGGCCTACTGCGCGCTGGTCGGCTATCTGCCGCAGCATCGCAACGCGATCACAACTGCTGCGATCGAGGCGGCCCGAAGCGCAATCGACAAAGCCAAGGGAGGGGCCTCCGCATGAAGCCAAATGCGACAGGCGCCCGCCGGGCGCTCACCGAAGTTGCGTCGGCCATCGGCGTGTTGGCCCTGGTGGCTCCGTTCTACGGCTGGCTGATCTACAGGATGCTCCCGACATGAACGCGAAACGCAAAGCCATCTGGGTGGGCGGCCTGATTGGCGGCCTCCTCTTCCTGCTCATTCTCGCCCTAGGCCCGATCTGGGGCGGACTGATTACCGCGGAACAACCAGCCACGGCGCCGGCAGCCGTCAAGCGAGCAACACCATGACAAACATGAATAGCAACATGGCTATCTGGGACCAGGTGAAAGAGACGGACACCAGGTACACAAGGCAGGCGAAGCTCAACGGTCAGGACATGACGTCCATCAACGGCTTGTATATCGTCCGTCGTGCGACTGAGCTATTCGGCCCCGTCGGCAAGGGCTGGGGCTGGAAAGTCTTGGTAGAGCGCTTCGATGAAGGCGCACCGCACCTCGATAAGAACGGTGCGGTCATCTGCCACGACAAGACCCACACCCTGTACATCGAACTCTGGTATCGCCACGACGGGACGATCAATCACGCCCGCCAATACGGGCACACCCCCTACGTCTACAAGACCGAGTGGGGCTTCAAGACTGACCACGACTACGGCAAGAAGTCACTCACCGACGCCATCAAGAAGTGTCTGTCACTCCTCGGGTTCAGCGCCGACATTCACATGGGCATGTTCGACGACACGACCTATGTCGAAGGCCTGAAGCTGAAAGAGCGCCTGGCCGATGCCGGCGATCCCGAGACAGCCCTGGACGAAGCCAAGGACGAATTCAAGACCTGGCTTCGCGCACAACTCGACGCGATCGCCGCGGCACCGAACTCCCGCGCCCTGGAGTTAATGCGTAAGCAAGTCGCCGAGAAGGCCCGCGCCAAAGCGCCAGTCGTCAACTTCAACCCCTCAGAGATTGAGCTGCGCGTGAATGAAGCCGCCGATGAGCGCCTGCGCCAGCTTTCCCCCGCTCCTACCAGCCCCGAGGAATGACACCATGACCATCCTGAAAAATGTTGACCTGGAAAACGGTACCGTCGAGGTCGCCGAGTACAACGCAACCAACGCCGCCCTGGCAAAACTTCGCGAGAAGTACGCGACGCTGCCGGACGCCAATACCGCCGATGGCTACGAGTTCATCAAGGCCGGTATCAAGGAATTGACCACACTGCGCACCAGCCTGGAAGCCGCTCGCAAGCGTGAAAAGGCGCCTTACATCGAGGCAGGCCAGATCATCGACGCCGAGGCGAAGCGGATCACCGCCGCACTGGTGACGTTGGAAGATCCGATGAAGGCCGCCAAGAAGGAGGTCGACGATCGCGTCGAACGCGAGCGCCAGGAACGGATCGCACGCCTGCTGTCGAAGGTCGACGCCATCAAAGGGATGCCGGCCCAGGTACGCGGCAAGACCAGCGACGAGATTGCCGCGATGATCGACCGCTGTGGCGAAATCGACACAGCACACGACTTCTACGACTTGACGAAGGAAGCCCAAGCCGCACAGCAGACGGCCATGGACGAACTGACCCAAATGCTGACCGACCGCCTGGCCTTCGAGCAAGCGGAGCGCCAGCGGCAGGAGTTGGAAGCCCAGCAAGCCGAAATGCGCCGCCGCATGGAGGAGCAACAGGCGGAAATGCGCCGGCAGCAAGAGGAAATGCAACGCCAACGCGAAGAACTGGCGCGCCAGCAGCAGGAGCTTGCCGCCGCGCGCCAGCAGCTCGCCGAGCAGGACACGCCCGTCGCTGTCGAGCCGGAGGCGCCGAAGGCCGAGGTTGCACCAGCGCCCGCCCAGATCAAGCCCGCCGGCAAGGCAGCAGAGCCCAGCGCTACCCAGTGGCGCGCCCGCGTCGTCGATAAAACCGCGTTCATCGCCGCCATCGCCGAAGGCCTGGCCACCGAGGACTTGCTCGTTGTCGACCAGCCGGCACTGGACAGCCTGGCCAACAGCAAGGGCCAAACGCTGAATCTGCCGGGCGTGATCGTCGAGAAGTCACCCGCGAAAGCAGCCTGACCATTCCCTCCGCCTGCCCCCGACTCCCTATCCCTCCGAACCGCCTGCGCCGGCGCCCGCCGCCGGTGCGGCATCCGGGTGCGCGTTCATCGAGCGCGCAGCCTGATGCCCAACCACTGAGGACAGACCATGCTCACCAACATTTTCGACTTCGAAACGACGGGTATTCCCGAGTGGAAGTTGCCCAGTGAAGACCCGTGCCAGCCCCACATCGTAGAAGTTGCCGCTCTGCTCTGCGATGCCGCCGGCAACACCATCGATCGCTTTGAGGCGATCGTGCGACCCAACGGCTGGGAAATCACCCCCGAAATGACAGCGATCCACGGCATCAGCCACGAACAGGCGATGGATGTTGGCATCAGCGAGGCCGAGGCTCTGGAGGGCTTTCTTGCGATCAACGGCCGCGCAGCCCGCCGCGCGGCGCACAACATCAGCTTCGACGACCGTATCACTCGCATCGCGCTGATGCGCTACCAGGACGAGGATGCGGCCAACGCCTTCAAGGAATCGGGTGAGAAGTTCTGCACCTGCTATCGCTCCCGCGCACAGGTCGCGCTTCCCCGCAACAAGCTGCCGACCTTGGCCGAGGCATACAAGCACTTCACCGGGGAGGACCTGGTGGAGGCTCACCGCGCGATGCCGGACGCCCAAGCCTGCGCCCGCATCTACTTCGCTTTGCAGGGAGTCGATGTGGCGCCGGCCAGTTCGGTGCCGCCGGCTGAGGCGGAGGCCTGAGCCATGGCACGCGGAGTGAACAAGGTAATCCTGGTCGGCCATCTGGGCCAGGATCCAGACGCAAGATCTACCCCGGGCGGAAAGGCGGTCACCTCCCTCAGTCTGGCCACTAGCGAAAGCTGGAAAGACAAGCAGACCGGCCAGCAGCAGGAGCGCACCGAGTGGCACCGGGTCGTGCTCTTTGGCCGGCTGGCCGAAATCGCAGCGCAATACCTGCGAAAGGGCTCCCAGGTCTACATCGAAGGCAGCCTACGCACCCGCAAGTGGCAGGGCCAGGACGGCCAGGACCACTACAGCACCGAGGTAGTGGTCGACATCAACGGCAACATGCAACTGCTCGGCGGCAAGCCTGAGCAGGCAGGCCAGGCGCGTGGCCCTGGCCCTGGCCGCGAGCCGCCACCGCGGCCGACCACTCACCACCAGCCGCAACCGGCGACCGACTACGACAGCTACGACGACGACATCCCCTTCGACAACCCCTACCGCAGGCTCTGGCGCATCGTCTGAGCGCCGGGCCGCCCGGAGACAGCACCATGTGGTTCCGCAACCTACTGATCTACCGCCTCACCCAACCCATCGACACAACGGCCAGCGCTCTGGAAAGTGCCCTGGCGAGCAAACCAGCGCGCCCCTGCGCCTCCCAGGAGTTGACCACCTACGGCTTCGCGCCGCCGGTCGGCAAGGGTGACGCACCGCTGGTACGCGAGGCGAACGGATTCTGGCTGATCTGCTGCCGCAAGGAGGAGAAGATCCTGCCTGGCAGCGTGGTCAACGACGCACTGAAGGAGAAGGTCGAAGAGATCGAGGAAACCCAGCAGCGCAAGGTCTACAAGAAAGAGCGCGACCAGTTGAAGGACGAGATCGTCCAGACCCTCCTACCGCGCGCGTTCACCCGCCGCAAGCGCACCTTCGCCGCAATCATGCCGGCGCAAGGCCTGGTGATCGTGGACACCGCCACGGCGAAGGCCGCCGAGGATCTGCTGTCGACCTTGCGCGAAGCCCTGGGCTCTCTCCCCGTCCGACCGATCGCAACCAAGGTTTCGCCGACGGCAACCATGACCGAGTGGCTGCGAAGCCAAGAAACTAATGCGGGTGGCGACTTCTGGCTGTGCGACGGCGCCCTGCTCCGCGACACCGACGAGCAAGGCAGCATCACCGCCAAGCACCAGGACCTGACCAGCGACGTGATCCGCCAGCACCTCGACTCAGGTAAGAGCGTCACCAAGCTCGCTCTCGCCTGGAAGAAAGACCTCTACTTCGTACTCGACGAGGGTCTGGTGATCCGCAGCCTCCGCTTCGACGACCTGCTGCAGGAGCGGGCACTGGACGACGCTGGTAAGGATTCCGACGAGTTCGCACAGGCCGACGCCAGCTTCGTCCTGATGATGCTCACCTTCCGCGAGTTCATACCGCAACTGCTGGAGGCCTTGGGCGGCGAAGAGTCCCCGCAGGGAGTCGACGGTGTGCACAATGAGCCCGAACCAGAGCCTGGCGCCGGCATCGACGTAACCAAGGCGCTGGGGATGCGCGACGGTATCACCGCGACCCTCCATGTCCCCCAGGCCAACGGGCCCGGTGACGACCCGCTACTGAAGGAAGCCATTCGCTTCGTCCGCGAGACGCGCCGCGCTTCGATCTCCGCCATCCAGCGCAAACTCAAGATCGGTTACAACCGCGCGGCCCGTCTGGTCGAGGAAATGGAATTGCTGAATATCGTCGGGCCGATGAAGGGAGACGGATCTCGCGAGGTTCTGTCGTGAAGTCGGCCCCCTCGACGATGCAGAACGAAACGCTCGGGCACATCCGAGCGTTCTGGGCGGAGAAAGGCTACGCACCCACCGTCGCAGAACTGGCAGCCAAGGCCGGCGTCCGCCAGTTCGCCATCCAGCAGCGCCTGACCGCCCTCGAGAACAAGGGCTACATCCAGCGCGACCCGAAAGTGGCGCGCAGTATCCGCCCGCTCTAACGCCACCCGCCGAGCGCCCCACCCGGGGCGCTTTCTCTCCCAGAAAGCACGCACCGGACGCCGCCCTGTGGGCGATTCAACCATGCCTCGTGGGCCGCCCGCGTCAGGCAGGGCGGCGTCCAGTGCCTGTTCACCGAAAAATAACGATGCCCTCAACCACCAGATCGATTCCGGCTGAATCGCCATACCAGTTCTCGAAGTCCAGGCCGCGCGCGTGTTTGACGCAGTGGGTGCTTGGAGTCAGCAGCGGGCGGCCTACTGGACGGCCAGGCCGAGGTATCGGTTCCGCACGCGCTTCGCCGTTTCCGGGTCATCGGGTTTTTCCACGATTACCAGAAGGGCACGACGAGTTGAGTCTGGCGCAGGCGTCATGGCGCTCACCAATGGCGCAAGCCGGTTCGCGCAGTAGGCCTCCACGTACTCGAAGTCATCTCGCGTCTGCACGAGGCCCACCACATCCCAGTCAGCCCGGTCATGACCTTCGATCTCGCTTTCGAAAATGAACTTCTGCATCTCGGTGCTCCATCTCGGTTGGTGGTGAGGCAACAGTGCTCCCGCCATCGGCACCGCGCAAGCTGCAATTTCACCCAACCTGCTGATTTAATTCAACAAATTATTGAATTCTTCCGCCAAAACGCCGGCCCTAGAAGGGTCGTTGATCAAATATAGATACCCAACAAACGGTCGCCACGGCACTTGAGGCGCGGCGGCGCTCTACCTGGAGAAACCATGATTCAGTCCCCAGTCATCCGCTACCACGGAGGGAAGTTCAGGCTCGCGCCGTGGGTGATCAGACACTTCCCGCCGCACACCTGCTACGTCGAATCGTTCGGCGGCGCCGCCGGCGTGCTGATGCAGAAGGAGCGGGCCTACGCCGAGGTCTATAACGACCTGGACGGCGACATCGTGAATCTCTTCCGCGTGCTCCAGCTCGAGGAGACGCGCGAGCAGCTGACCCGCCTACTCGTCCTCACACCGTATGCCCGTGGCGAGTTCGATCGTGCATGGGAGCCGACGGCGGACCCGGTTGAACAGGCGCGCCGAACAATCATTCGCGCGCAGATGGGCTTCGGGTCTGCCGGCGCCACCAAGGGCCGGACCGGATTCCGCATCGACACCAAGCGCCAGTACGGCACTGCCCAGGCTCTGTGGCAGGAGTACCCGGAGCAGGTTGCCGAGATTGGCCAGCGCCTTTCCGGCGTCCTCATCGAGAACCGCCCGGCGATCGAGGTGATGAAGGCGCACGACGGCCCAGAGACCCTTCACTACGTCGATCCGCCCTACGTCTTCGCCACCAGGCACGCCAGCGCCAGCAGTCGGCAGTACTACCGGCACGAGATGGACGATGGGCAGCACCGCGACCTTCTGGACGAACTGCTCGAGCTGGAAGGAATGGTCGTGCTGTCCGGCTACCCCAGCGAGATCTACGACGACCAGCTCAAGGGCTGGTCGCTGAATTCCACGAACTCCCGAATCAGCGCAGGTCGCGGCACAGCCGTGCGCCAAGAGTGCCTTTGGCTGAACCCGGCGTGCATGACCGCGCTGAACCAGACGGGCCTGAACTTCGGCTGACACCTACAACTACACCACGGTGTCCGCGGCATGAGCACGGCGGCCCACGACAACGCGGCTACGTAAAAGCCATCAATCACGAAGAGGTGACGCAGTTCGTAGCCGCATACCTTGAAATACGGGGCTGAGAAGCCCCGCTTTGAGGATCAGATGTCCAATCGCTCAACAACCCGGCTGGCAGCGTGAACAGTAACGCCGGCTACGTTGTAATCACCTTCCTGCAGGAAAGTCAGAGATCGATAGTACGGGTCAAATTGATGGACCACCAACACGCCGGTCGTTTCCTCAGCAAGCCGCGCATATTTTCCTGACTGTTGAGCAGCCCACGACCAAACATGGACCTCCCACCCAAGTTTCAATGCGCGGCGAACTTGCTGAAGGAAGCTCGTTCCGAAGTCCGAGTCATTGCCGTCGCCAGTAACGAGAACCAAGGCTTGAGGCGCGTCAAAGTCGAGAAGAGCGTTGGCAATCTTGAGATGGACAATTTCATCCACCCCCTGCTCGGCCACGCGCCCATCGTCACGATCGACGCGATGCAGAAGATCAGTGTCATAGCCCTTATTCCTCGCGTGATCCCATAGCGAATCGTTACCAGGTGGTAACGATCCTGCGAGCACGCGGGTGACAGGTCGGAATCCATTCTCGATCAGTTTGAAAAGATTCTTGTAATAGACACGTACCGACTTACGAACTATTCCGGGCTCGATAGCTTCAGCGGCTCTCTGAGCCCCACCGAACACGTTTGAGTTATCGATAAAAACGTGAGCATCCAATTTCAAACACTCCTCTCCGGCTCCATGCCGGGCGCATCCGACCCTACACCAATCCAATATCACCGCGCCAGCATGCCTGGCGTGGAGCCTATCTACATTCCCAATCAGGACCCCGCCGCATGACTATCAAGCGCAAGCTCTACCACTTCCACTTCTGCTGCGGCCTCGGCGGCGGCGCTGCCAGCTTCAACCGGGCACCGCCGCGGATTGGCAGCGTCGAGGCCCATTGCCGCCTTAGTCAGGATCAATGTCCCGCATCATCTGTTGCATCACTTGGATACCACGGGTACGGCAAGCCTCGTACGACGCGCATACCTCATCGTCCTCGTGCGTTCCGGTGCGACCATCTTTCGCTCTAACTTCGATCCGGATACCTCTCGGAATCGGGTTCGCAGAATCGTCACTCCATTTGAACTGAAGGTATCCTTCTTGCCCCTTCGGGCCATTCCAGCGCACGTTGCGGGGACGGTCCACTGCTTTCAGGTCATCGCTCATATACAACTCCATAAGGCCCGGCCCCATGCCGGGCCATCCGAACCTACCCGAACTGCCAGGCATAATCACCGTCAATCTTCGTGATGGTCGGCGTACACCTGGCTCCAATCTATCTCAGGAGCGACATCATTCACAGCCTTCTCGATAACATCCATCGCCTGGTAGATATGGTCCCTCGCCTCATCTAGGGTCGGCCCCCAAGTATCTCTGTATCTACCCTTCTGGACGTCCGTTATCTCATCCCAATCACCGGTTACTCTTTCGACTTCACTTATTACTGCTTCAACTCGACCGACTCCACTGGAAAGATAGCCGGTTGACTTTTGGTCAAGCACCACCAAGCGCTCTATGTCTTCCTTTGAAATCGAATCTGTACAAATCCTCAAAGGCTTAACCAACCCACGAATATCCTCGATCTCGCCAGGACTATCCAGATTATCGAAATAGTACCAAGCACTGAAGTATTCAAGTTGATTAATTAAATCAACAAGAACTGGCCGAATTCTAGCAGCAACAAGTTTCGCTCTTAGTTTTTCTTCTCCTCGCCTGTTCCACCAAGACGTCACGGCAAGCCCCAAAGAGACTAAAACAGCCCCAACAGTTCCAATTGCCGAAAGTGCATTCCAGCCCAAGCTAATAGCCAGAGATACGGATGGAAGGATATTGAAAAACACGCCTCCACTAACAAACAGAAGAACTGCGACTAGCCAACTTTGCTTGTCCTTGAGCATATAAATTCCCCTTCAGCTAGCGCTGATTATGCATTGTGCGCCCGTACATCGCGAGAACTCCAATGTACCCCATCATTTACGTCGCCGGCCCCTACCAGGCGCCGGATCCGGTAGCTATTGCCCGCAACAACGAGTACGCCAGGAGACCACCCTACAAGTCAGCACCATTCTGCGGACATCCAGTGGCGTTTACGGAGAGCTTCGTGCACCAGGAGGTGCAACCGTGAACACCGAACAGTTCATCCGGGAGTCCGCCGCGCGCGGGCTTTCCCGGCGCGCCACCATGCACGCGCTCGGCCTGGGCCCCTGGAAGTTCCGGGAGCTGCTGACCCTGATGCCGGAGATCACCTGGCCAGCACGCGGATGCTCAGCCGACCACCAGCGTGCGAACGAGCAGAAGCGCGGACGCTGCACGCCGGCGCAGGCCGCAGCGCTGGAGCGCGCGCACGAACGCTGGAGCGAGAGCCGACGATTAACCGTCGACGGCGTGACCGGGACCATCGCCGAGCTGGTGGAGCACTTCCAGAGCCCGGTCCACGCAACGACCGTCCGCCGCCGCGTCGCCGCCGGCATGAGCCTGCGCGACGCCCTCACCACCCCGCGCCAGCAGCCCAAGCCCGGGCGCAGGCATCCCTGGAACCGCTCGAAGCAGGAGCACGCACTCTCCAACTGATCAGTGCCACCAATTGTTGGCTATGCACGCCGTGCGCACTTTGCCGCGATGCCCGAATCAATCAACGGGATTTCACCGCTACCTACCTGCCTAGCGAGCCACTCCCTGGTTATGTCGGTATCAAGACGAAACTCATTGTTCTCGAGGCACTGCAATGCTGTCCGCGTAATCCTGTACGACCCGCAGTTTGGGCAGCCAACCAAGATCGCGTCCGGAACATTGCTGTCCGTCGATTCTGCGCCGCAGATGAAGCAGTCCATAGGTCCCTCCCTCCCCGGCCATTCGCCGGTCCAATGAACCTAGTCCACTCAATTGCATTTCGCCATCAGGCGAGAGGTATTCCCTATGTCCGCAGAAAAGCCGCGGGAGCGGCCAATCCTGTTCAACGACCAGATGGTCCGCGCCATCCTGGAAGGTAGGAAGACGGTCACGCGCCGAGTGGTGAAGCCGCAGCCCGACTTCCTCGGCTCAATGGTCGATCCCAATACGCCATTCAAGACGCTTGATGCCGGCCTGCACGCACGCATCACCTGCCCCTACGGCGAGCCCGGCGACCGGTTGTGGGTGCGTGAGACCTGGCACGTTGGCAAGCCGCACGATAAGACCGCGCCAGCGGACATCCTTGCGCCGCTGCTCGCCGAAGGTCGAGGCATCACCGTCCTCTACACCGCCGGCGGCTGGCAGAGCGTCGGGCCTGCAGGACGCGAGGAGCCGATTTACCCAGATGACCAACCGCTGCCGGACTGGGCTGGAAAAGGTCGGCCCAGCATCCACATGCCCCGTTGGGCCTGCCGCATCCTACTGGAGATCACCGCGGTGCGCGTCGAGCGCCTGCAGGACATCAGCGAAGAGCAGGCTTTGGCAGAGGGAGTGCGCGGCGAGCCATGCGACCACGCTCGGCAAGCCTGCGCCGATATCGGCTGCTGGGGCGACACAGCCAAGGGGGCGTTCGGCTTCCTCTGGGAATCGCTCAACGGCGAGGGAAGCTGGGCCGAAAACCCATGGGTCTGGGTCGTCGAGTTCAAGCGGGTGACACCATGAGCGCCATCATCAGCGAATGCGGCCAGTACCGTTACCTTCTGACTCGCCCTGGCGACTGCCTGGCCGACAAAGGCACAGCGGTTTTCCTAATGCTCAATCCGAGCACCGCTGATGCCGCGCTCGACGATCCAACGATCCGGCGCTGCCGCAACTTCGCCTCGGCCTGGGGCTGCAACGGGATCGCCGTCGTCAATCTGTACGCCTTGCGCGCGACGAACCCGGCCGACCTCTGGCAGCACAGCGACCCAGTAGGCCCAGACAACGACTGGCGCCTGCGCGCGATCGCCCGAGAGTACACCGACATCGTGTGCGCCTGGGGCGCCAATGCGAAGCCCGAGCGAGTAGAAGCCGTAACCAGCATCTTGACCGCCGCCGGCGGGCGCCTCTGGTGTCTTGGCACGACGAAGGATGGCCACCCGCGCCACCCTCTGTACGTGCCTGGAAATCAAGCGCTCCAGCCTTGGGCGCCGAGGGTAACGCCATGACCAGATCCAATGCGCCGCTGGTGCAGAGCGAGGCCGAACTCTGCGCGGCGTTCATCGACGAGTTCAACCGAGTCCCCGGCTGGACCTGCTACCCGGAGACTGCCGGGTTCGACATCCTGGTGGTCCATGAGGAAGGCCGGCAGATCGGCGTCGAGGCCAAATTGCAGTTGAACGCCAAGGTGGCCGACCAGATCCTGCCGCAGCACTGGCAGGACCGGTACGGGGCGCCCGGGCCAGATCACCGCATGGTCATTGTCGGGCGGATCACCGAGGCCAGCCAGGGAATCGCGCGCCTGCTTGAAATGTGCGGCATCGCAGTGCTCGCGCCGTCCCGCGGACACCGTCGGCGCGACGGCAAGTTCGTCGACTTCCCCGAGTTCCACTTGCGCTACTGGCTCCAGCACTTGAGCGGGCCGCAACTGTTCGACTGGAACCCCGCTGAACGCTGCCACGTCCCGATCGTGGTCCCCGACGTGCCCGCCGGCGTTCCGGCGCCGCTGCGCCTCACCGAGTGGAAGGAAGGCGCGTTGAAAGTGATCGCCACGCTTCGCCGCCAGGGCTTCATCACCACGAAGCAGATCGCCGAATGCGGCGTCAGCGCGACGAACTGGACACGATCCTGGCTCGACAAGGGCGCCGAGCGCGGCACCTGGGTTGAGTCTGCCCGCATGCCAGCGTTCGACCAGCAGCACCCCGAGGCCTTCACCAAGATCCAGCAGGCGCTGGACAAGAGCGCCCAGCCCACCCTCTTCACCTGAGCCAACCATGCCCAACTACTACCCCAAGGGCGGGCGCTGCCGCGCCTGCGAGCGACGCCTGGACGACTGTTCGAGCCTCGACTTCAGCAACATGCCGGTCCACCGCCGTGACGGCCCCGACGTGATCGTCATCTGCACCGAGTTTCGACAGCTCAACCACGGCAGGTCCTTACGAGTAAACCCCAGGAGGAGCCATGGCTGAGCCCCATGTCGACTACCGGATCAGCGCCGCCGACGCGCACGAACTGGCCGGCGCCGTGCTTCTTCCGGCGGACCTGCGCCGCCAGGTGCTGGAGAAGATGGCCGCCCAGCGCGACCCGGCCACCATGCTCGACCTGTTCGCCCAGGTGCTGGGCATGGCCAACGCCGTCGCCGAGAACTGCCGAGCGATGGTCGAGTTGATCCTCATCGAGCGCGGCGAACATCCGCACACCGCGGAGCAGGCGAACCTCCCGACGATGTTCGGAGCGCTGCAGGGCGTTGTCCTGGCCGCAACGGTGAACCCTCGCGGCACGTGCGCCTGCTGCGCCTATCGACTCGGCACCCCGGCGAACACCTCGCCGGTCACCACCTCCGATGCCATCTACTGCCGGCAGGAACTCAGCCGGTTCTACTGCCACGCCGACCTGGACGACCAGGGCAACCCAGTCCGCACCTGCGTCGGCCACGCCAAAGCCATGAAGCAAGACGCCACGAAATGAACCGCCCCACCATCTGCCGCACCACAGGCCAACGGATAGGCCTGTGCAAATGCTTCCGCTGCCGGCCGCCGGCGCCGGAGCAACCGGAGACACCGCAATGTCCTCTACCCAACACCAACTGATCGAGCAGTGCGCCATCCGCCTGCGCGGCATCGTCGAAGCTCTGGACAACATCCACGACAACACCCCGCACCGCTGGTCGACGGACCTCGACGACGTTCACTCTTCCGCCGAGAGCCTGCTGGCCCTGATCAAGGACCAGGCGCCGGCTCGATCGGAAGCCAGCTTCGAAGAGTGGCTGGCCAACGAACTCGAGGGCGAGGACGGCCAGCCTGTTCCGGCTGCGGTCTGCGACATTGCCCTCGCCCGCCGAGCATTCAACCATTGGCCCAAGCTGGAACATCCAGCCAAGGTCGGTGGCGTCCGCTTCAGCGCTGGCGTGTCGTCGCGGCTGGTAGTCGAAGCCGCCCAGCGGCTGTACGAGTTCGAGTCCACTCCGGAGAAAGAGGCGGAGCGCATCGAGCGGCTCCAGGCGTTTCGCGAGCAACTCGACCCGCTCAACCTCGCCCCGCATGCGGAAGCGTTCAACGAAGCTCCCGATGAAGCAATCAGGCCTGAGCAGGCAGAGGCGGAGCGGCCGGAGGTGGTGGCCGTCCGTTACGAAGACGGAACGATCCTATCTGCCGAAGAATGCGGTATCGCGCTTGAGGTGTGCGCCAAGGTCCAGACGCCGCTGATGACCGTCGCCCAGCACGACCGCATCGTCGGGGCGCTGCGGGCGGTGATCACCCAACTCCGCCAGCACAAGAGCGATTACATGGATGCTGGCCAGGAAACGTACCGGGCATTACAGAACGAAATCAGAGAACGGGAAGCGGAAATTGCTCGTCTCGATGGTCTGGTTTCGAGCCGCACGGCGGAGCGCGACGCCGCTCAGGCCAGGGTGGCGGGGCTGGAGGCGGAGCTGGAAGCTGAGCGCATGCGACTGGCCGCCTGCGGCACTGCTGCGCTTGGCTACTTTGACGGCTGTGCCGATGCGTACAAGAGTGCGTCGCTGTCCGACGTACTTCGGCTCCGCGCTGACTGCGACGCCGCCCTGGCTAGGGTCGCGGAGCTGGAGATGCTTCTGCGCAAACTGAGCGCCAACGGCCTGATGCAATTCAGCACCGTAGATGAGGAGATGGCCGTTCAAGCCGCGCTGGGCGGCGCCCCTGTAGCCCAGGCTCAGCACAGCGTGCCGGACCACGCCGAACTTCTTCAAGCGCTGGAGCGCACTCATGCTGGCCACATGGTTGGCCATGATCAGTCCGACCAGCCGAAAGGTGGCTACAGCGACGGTTATGTGAATGGCTTCGGCGAATGCATCAAGGTCGCGCGCAAAGTGCTCGCCGCCGCGCCCGGCAAGGAAGTGCCTCAAGCCTGGATCGACGTGCAGGAAGAGCGCCGACGGCAGGTCGAGGCCGAGGGATGGACGCCGGAGCATGACGACGAGCACAGCCACGGCCAGATGGCCCGCGCCTCCGCCTGCTACGCCCTGGCCGGCTCCAGCGCTCCGAACGATGAAACCGCAGCCCTGCTGGTGTCGCTGGCATGGCCCTGGGATGAACAGTGGTGGAAGCCGAGCACTGCTCGACGCGATATGGTCAAGGCCTGCGCCCTGGCGCTGGCCGAGATCGAACGTCTCGACCGGGCAACGGCGACTCAGGGAGGGCCGCGCGATGCGTAGAGCACTGACCGCCCTCGGCATCATCGCCGCCCTCGGCCTGGCCGTGGTGGGGCTGGTGGAGATATTCCCGATCGTTCGCACGCTGGCGGCCTGGCAGACGGGGTGCTTCGGATGAAGCAGAAACCAGGCATCGCACTTCCCCGCTGGCTCCTTCGCACAACCACGATGCAGATGCACAGCGTCGACGTGGTACTGGTCATGGCCCTGGTGCTCCAGCACCACGGTACGGCCGACGCTGTTCGCCGCGCCGCCGGTCAGCTTCGCGACAGAGTATGTGCCGAGCACCGGCCCAAGATGACCGCACTCATGCGCATGCAAGATGACGCGGCGGCGCTGCAGGTGGCGCTCAACATCGTCCAGCGCGCCACCGACGCCCTGGGCATCCTGGCGGGAAAGCCGTTTCCGGCCAGACCTTCGCCCAGCGAAAGCCCACCGGATCAGGGGCACATGCCCGCCAAGGCTGGTCCCGTCACCGGTGAGCCGGTGCATCCTACCTGAAATCATCCATGCCCGCGGCCCAACGGAAAGGGTCGCGGAACAGCCCGGCCGGAGAGCTGGGATAGGTAACGCCCAATGAACACCCTGTTTCTGTTGATGGCTCAGTACGATGGCGCCGCCATCATTCCCCTCGAACGCGTCTGCGCCGACTACTTCAGCCACCTGACCCCCGAGAAAATGAAGATGAAGGTAGCGGCCGGCGAAATCGACTTGCCGCTGGTACGCATGGAGAACAGCCAGAAGTCTGCGCGTGGCGTACACCTGACGGACCTGGCGAACTACCTTGACGAACGGCACAGAACGGCGAAGGAGGAGCACGAAAAGCTCATGGGGCGCAGAACCCTGCGCCGTGCATCCTAACCCTCCCGCCTACCGGGCCTCGATCGTGGGGCCCTCTATTATCTGCTCCAACCACGGCCAGTCTTCGTACTTGTCGCCGTTCCCTCTCAGATGCGTGTAACGCCGCATCGAATTCCAGTCCCGATGGCCCGAGACGCTGGCCACGCGCGGAATATCCCATCCGATTTCGAAAAGCCGACTGATGCCATCATGGCGCAGGTCGTGAAAGTGGAGATCATCGATCTCCAAGAAGCTGCAAGCCCTGGTAAACGAAGCGCTGACCGACTTCGCGTTGTACGGGAACACGAACTCCTCGCGCCGGGGCATCGAATGCAAGATGCGCCATGCCTGGTCTGGCAGGTGGCACCAGACATCATTCCCGTATTTCTGGCCCGGATTCTTCATGTCCGTGATCAGTACTGCCTGGCGTGCTTCGTCGATGGCGTCCCAGCGGATCCGGGTGATCTCTTCCTGGCGGCGCGTTGAGAAAATCGCAAAGCCGATCATCCGAACCATGTCGATCTGCTGCTTGCGACGCTCCCGCATTTCAACGAAGTAGGCAAGGATGGTGTCAAGCTCCTCCAAAGTTGGGCGCCTGTCCCGCTCGTTGCTCCTGGAAACCCCTCCCATCTTGCGCAGAACGCGCCTGGCGTCGGCCATGGCCACCGGATCCACCTCGTAGCCCCATGCTGGGCGTGCAACCGTCAAGACGGCACCGAGGTGAGAAAGATCGTTGCCTACAGTCTGCGGCTGCACGCCGCCCTTCTCGATGCGATCCATTGCGTACTCGACCAACACCTGGGAAGTCAGGTCCCGGTCGACCACATCCCCCAGCCATGTCGCAGCTATCGCCTGGAGCGTCGCCTCCTTGGTCCTGCCCAACGGTCGCAGTTTCCCGTACTCCTCAAGATACTGCTTGATCATTTCCCGTACAGTGACGCCCTTGCGGTTGGCTCGCTCGATCGCGCCTGGAGCGGCCAACTCTGCCTCTCGGCGCTTCAGCCAGTTCTGGGCCGCCGCCTTCCGGTCGAATGTCTGGCTTTCCTGATAAACTGCCTTCCCCTGCCGCAT